CCCCTATCAATTTCCCCCCATAAAAACACCCATTCACACCCAGAAACCCACCCCCTTCTGTTTGTTAGGTACCATATTGCCACGGTATATATCAAAAATTTCAACCAATAGTTGGTATTTCCCCCGTGATTTTTGCCATTCACCCATTTTCTCCACAACTATTGGTGTGTAGACCAACCATATTCTGTTCTTATACTGTTTCTCATCTGTACTCAGTGCCTGAGAAGGGGATTCTACACAAATGTCTGAACAAATACCCATCATCCCAGATGATTGGTTAGCTATTGCATATACTGAATATGGTAAATGGTATGAAATACCTGGAGTAGGTATATCTATTAAGGATGCAAGAGAACTACATTACAATGATATCATCACAATGACACAGAAGAGGAAGTATACATTAGATAGTAATAATAAGTTAGTACCTACATCAGTGATAGAGTTATGGATTAGAAAGAAGAGGGGATAAGATATGCCTAGTTATAATAGTTATACTATAGGGGAGGCTGAGGCTCACCTGAATGGGATGCTCGAAGCGGCCGATATGTGCGATCAGCACCTCCGGCACGATGTGGCTAATGTGATCAGGATGGCTGTGACTGTGCGGAGGGCTTCTGGAATAGGGCCAGAAGCCTCTAGGAAGCCCGCTGAGGTGCCTCACTGGAGTGAGGAGTACATCCGTAGCCATGAGCTACTCAAAGACGGCCGTACGGCTTTTAGAGTGAAATCTGTGCTGAGGTCTTTTCGGACCAAGCATGACTTCCTCACTGCCAGCGAGGCGCAGATCCTTTCGGCACCCGGCTGTGGTCCCACTGGGTTTGTCATTTTGAAAAGGTTAAGAGATGAACTTCTTTGATAAGGAGGTTCGTGCCGCCTTTGGGCGGGTATTGGTTGGAGTTAGGAAGCACAAGAACCTTACCAGGGAAGTTGCGGCAAATATATCTGGGTTTGCTGTAGGTAGTTTGCTCAACTGGGAAAGAGGGAATGTATCTCTTTCAATGGATAACTTCTTCAGGCTTTGTAATGCGTTTCAGGTAAAGCCTAGTAAGATGGTTTCATTGATTGAGTTTGAATTACAGAGGAGAAAAGACGTTGACTCAAAAACAAATGAAGATGCTTGAGTTTATTAGAGAGTATTGGAATGAACATGGTTACTGCCCTTCTTATTATGAGATTGGTAGTGCCATGGGTATATCTTCTAGGAGTAATGTACATAGAATTATATACTGTCTTATTGATCGTGGGTATTTAAAGAATATGCCACGCAAAGCGAGAAGTTTGGTGTTAGTGGATAATCCTCTTGCCAAGGCATAAGGTAATTGATTAGGTTCGTGTTGCGGTGACATCCGCTGTTTTCCTCCCAGTTGACCTCCTCCCCCTCCCCTCACCGGGAGGGGGCTTTTTCAGAGAAGATATGTGGATTTAACGGGCGTCCTTTCCAAGATTGATCAGCTTCCCCTTGAGGAGCAATCAGTTCTGTTGAAGCTCTTGAAGGAGCTTGAGGAGGCTCGTGATAAGGAACTGGCTCAAACCAAGTTCCTTTCCTTCACCAAGAAAATGTGGCCTGGGTTTATTCAGGGCAGGCACCATGAAATCATGGCTGATGCCTTTGAGAGAGTTGTTAATGGTCAGTGCAAGCGGCTGATCATTAACATGCCTCCCCGGCACACCAAGTCTGAGTTTGCTTCGTATTTATTGCCTGCGTGGTTTATGGGTAAGAATCCAGGATCTAAAATCATTCAAGCAACCCATACCGCAGAACTGGCTGTGGATTTTGGCCGTAAGGTTAGAAACCTAATTGACAGTGAAGATTACAAACTAATCTTCGAGGACATCAAGCTTCAGTCCGACAGCAAGGCCGCTGGACGCTGGCACACCTCCAAGGGTGGCGTGTACTTCGCTGTAGGTGTTGGTGGTGCCATCGCTGGTAAGGGTGCGGATCTGTTCATCATTGATGACCCTCACACTGAACAGCAGGCTATCCAGGCAATGGATGACCCGTCTGTCTATGACAAGGTCTTCGATTGGTACACCTCCGGTCCCCGTCAGCGTTTGCAGCCTGATGCCCGCATTGTGATCGTGATGACCCGCTGGGGTAAGCGGGATCTGACCGGGCGGTTGGTTCAGTCCTCCATGGATCGTGACGGGGTATCTGAGTGGGAAGTGATTGAGCTTCCGGCCATTATGCCTTCCGGCAATCCTCTCTGGCCTGGGTACTGGAGCAAGGAAGCTCTTGAGGCACTCAAGAACGAACTGCCTCCCTCCAAATGGAATGCCCAGTATCAACAGCAACCCACCAATGAGCAGGGTGCCATCCTCAAACGGGAGTGGTGGAGGCGTTGGGAAGCCAGCCGACCACCCAATTACGAGTATGTGATTGTCTCTGCTGACACCGCATTCACAAAGAATAACCGTTCTGACTACACCGCAATCACAGTGTGGGGTATCTTTGACCATGAAGATGACAATGGGGATGCAAGAAGTAATATCATTCTTCTTGATGCATTCAAAGAACGCATGGAGTTCCCGGCACTAAAAGCTCGTGCCAAAGAGATTTATCTTGAATGGCAACCCGATACCTTCTTAATTGAAGGCAAAGCTTCAGGCTTGCCTTTGATACACGAGTTGAGGCAAATGGACATACCTGTCTCCGAGTTCACCCCTACCAGGGCCTCTGGAGACAAGATCATGAGGGCCAACAGTGTCACTGACATGTTCTCTTCTGGGATGGTCTGGTGTCCTGAAACCCGGTGGGCGGATGAGGTGATTGAGGAGTGTGCTTCTTTCCCGAATGGGACACATGATGACTATGTTGACAGTGTTGTCATGGCACTCATGCGGTATCGCCAGGGCGGGTTTGTCCGTCTTCCGGCGGATTATGAAGAAGAAGATGTTCCGATGCGCCGAGTTGAATATTATTAAGGGGATGCACAGTGTCCGTAGATAAGGCCTTTAATCCTCTAGGAAATCCCGGTGAGCCGGGCATTGAGGTGGAGATCGTGAACCCTGATGCGGTTTCGATTGAAACCGAGGACGGAGGCGCGATTGTTTTTCTCGGACCAGAGTTGTCTGAACAACTCATGCCTGACTTCGGCACCAACCTTGCTGAGCATATGGATGAGCGGGATCTTGGCGCTCTCGGCAATGAACTCATTGGTGATTTTGAATCTGACAGCCGCTCCCGGCAGGATTGGGAAGACACTTACAAAAAGGGATTAGATCTTCTTGGCTTGAAGATTGAAGACCGCTCCTCCCCATGGCCGGGTGCCTGTGGTGTGTTTCACCCGATTCTGGCTGAAGCTGCGGTGCGGTTTCAGTCTCAGGCTATCATGGAGACCTTCCCGGCGGGCGGTCCCGTCAAGACCAAGATTGTCGGGCGTTTAACGCCGGAGCGTGAGCGTCAGGCACAACGGGTCAAAGAAGACCTGAACTACATGATGACCGAGAGGATGACCGAGTACCGGAACGAGCATGAGCGTATGCTGTTTGCTCTTCCCCTCGCAGGCGCAGCATTCAAGAAGGTCTACTTCGATCCGACCCTTGGTCGTCCCACCTCGGTGTATGTGCCAGCGGAAGACTTTGTCGCGCCTTATGGTGCCACCGATCTTCAGACCGCTACTCGCTACACCCACATCATGCGGAAGCATCCCAACGAAATCCGCAAGCTACAGGTGATGGGTTTCTACCGGGATATTGATCTTTCTACCCCGGTCCCTGACCGGAATGAAATCCAGCGAGCAAAGGATAAACTCTCTGGAGAAGAACTCACGGATATGGATGACCGCCATATCCTCCTCGAAATGCACGTTGACCTTGATCTTCCTGGCTATGAAGATGTTGGCAAGGACGGCGAAGAGACCGGGATTGCATTGCCGTATGTGGTCACCGTTGAGAAATCCACGGGTAAGGTTCTCTCAATCTACCGCAACTGGAAGCAAGACGATCCGTTCAAAATCAAGCGTCAGCACTTTGTACAGTATGGGTATATCCCTGGGTTTGGGTTCTACCCGTTTGGCTTGATCCATCTGATTGGCGGTATCGCCAAATCCGCGACCTCGATCCTCCGTCAGCTTGTTGATGCTGGCACCCTCTCTAATCTCCCGGCGGGCCTCAAGGCCCGTGGTCTTCGCATTAAGGGCGACAGCACTCCGCTGATGCCGGGCGAGTTCCGAGATGTGGATGTGCCGTCCGGGGCGATTAAGGACAGCATCACCTTCCTCCCATACAAGGAACCCTCTCAGGTTCTTGCCACCCTCCTGGGTGGCTTGGTTGAGGAAGGTCGGCGGTTTGCTTCTATTGCAGATCTTCAGATTGGTGACGCCAATCAGAACGCTCCTGTCGGCACCACCCTGGCGCTTATGGAACGCGCCATGAAGGTGATGTCGGCGGTTCAGGCCCGGCTCCATGCCTCAATGAAGCAGGAGCTTGATCTGCTGGTGGATATCATCCGCACCCATATGGAAGGCCCATACGAGTACGAGACCGATATGGATGCCACCCGCACAGAGGATTATGACGGGCGGATTGATGTGATCCCCGTCACTGATCCCAATGCGGCATCCCTGTCTCAGCGCGTGGTGCAGTATCAGGCGGCACTGCAACTCGCACAGCAGGCACCCCAGATGTATGACCTGCCTGAGTTGCACAGGCAGATGCTTCTGGTTCTGGGCATTCAAGATCCGGGCAAGATCATCCCAGATCAGAATGACAAGAAGCCCATGGATCCCGTTTCGGAAAACATGGCCATTCTCTCTGGCAAGCCCGTCAAGGCGTTCCTGTATCAGGATCACGAGGCACATATCCAAGTTCATATGTCAGCCATGCAAGATCCCAAGATCCTGCAATTGGTTGGTCAGTCCCCCATGGCGAGCCAAATCCAGGCTGCTGCCATGGCACACATCAATGAACACATTGGCTTCCAGTACCGCAAAGAGATTGAGAAGCAGCTTGGCGTTGAGCTTCCCCCGGTGGATGAACACCTACCGGAAGATATCGAGGTTCAACTCTCCAAGCTCATGTCTGATGCTGCGGCACGGCTACTCCAGAAGGATCAGGCCGAGGCTCAGCAACAGCAGATCCAGCAGAAGATGCAAGATCCTGTTGTTCAAGCCCAAATGCAGGAGCTTCAGATCCGTCAATCTGAAATTCAGCGTAAGGCCCTCAAGGATCAGTCTGAGCTTCAACTCAAGCGCAGCCAGCAAGAAATTGAGCGCCAGCGCATTGAATCCCAGGAGCGTATTGCCGGGGTGAATGCAGGAATTAAGGCTGCATCGCAGAAACAAACCAATGATCAGCGCGGTGATTATGACGCTGCGAAAATAAAGCTTGACGCATTCAAGGCTGGCGTTGATCTTATGAGGAATCGTTAATGGCTATCGTCACTGACAATGTTCTGGATTATCTGCACTCAAAGATCAGGACAATCATGAACGACTATGCCGATCATATCGCTACTGGGTCTGCCACTGATTGGGCAGATTACAGGTATCTTGTTGGTATCATTGAAGGTTTGGCGAAAGCCGAAAGGGAATTGCTCGATCTGAATGAGAAACTGAAAGAGCAAGACTAATCGCCCATTGTGGGTGCTGGGTATCGCACGACCCTGACAGTGCGCCAAAGGATGAATATGTTAAACGTAGATATTAAAATGCCTGAAGGAGAAGTCCGAGGAGCCAAACAGCTTCCGGAACCCAAGGGTTTTAAGATGTTGATTGCGCTTCCAGTTTTGGAAGAACAGACCGATGGCGGCGTTTACCTGCCGGATCAGGTGCGTACCAATGAGTCCCTTGCCACTGTGGTGGGGTTTGTCCTGAAGCTGGGTGACCTCGCTTATCAGGATGAAAAGAAGTTCCCCAACGGACCTTGGTGCAAAGAAGGCGATTGGGTCGTCTTTCGTGCATACAGCGGCACCCGGATCAGGATCCATGGCCGCGAGTTCCGTTTGATCAATGACGACACCGTGGAAGCGGTTGTTGAAGATCCCAGGGGGATTTCACGCGCATGAGCGAGACCCAGAACGAAGATAAAGAGTTCGAGATTGAAGTGGTGGACGACACCCCGGAACAAGACCGGGGCAAGTATGTTGCGCCAGAAAAGACCGAGAATGATGATGACATCTCTGTCAACGATGATGAGATCTCCCATTACAAGGAAGATGTTCAGCGTCGAATTAAGGAGATGTCCTTCAAGACCCACGCTGAGCGGCGGGCTAAAGAAGCTGCGGCCAAAGAGCGTGATGAGGCTCTAAAGTTTGCGGAGAAGCTTGCTGAAGAAAACAAGCGTTTCCGTCAGTTGGCTGGCAACACCGAGAAGTTCGCTGTTGATCAGGCCAAGACACGGGCTGAATCTGAAATCAACGCCACCAAGCGGATGATGAAGGAAGCCTGGGAAGCTGGTGAAACCGACAAGTTCATTGAACAACAGGAACGCCTACAGCGTTTGGTCAATGAGCATGAGCGGTACGCCACATATGTGCCGCCAGCCTATGAAGAAACCAAGTATGAAGCACCCAAGCGTCAGCCTCAGCCTGACAGCAAGGCTGTTTCTTGGGCATCTCAGAACCAGTGGTTTGAAGCCAATGGTGAGCTTGAGAAAGAAATGACGGGTTATGCTTACGCAGTCAGTGACATGCTGATCCGCGATAAGCGCATTGACCCGACAAGTGATCAGTACTTCGATGAGATCAACAAGCGTGTTCAGAAACGCTTCCCGGAGTACTTCAAATCTCCTGAGCCGGAAATTGACGTGACGGCCAAGGCCTCGACTGTTGTGGCACCCGCAAGCAGGACCACAAAGACAGTCAGCAAAGTACGTCTAACCCCAACCCAGGTATCCCTGGCGCGCCGCTTCGGCTTAACCCCAGAGCAATATGTGGCTCAGTACATGAAGGATTACGGTTCAAATGGTTGACCGCACCCCCCGCGACCTTGAGACCCGAGACCACGAGTATCGGCCCACCTCATGGAAGCCCCCTTCGATCCTTCCTGATCCTAAGCCTGAGCCTGGATATGTCTATCGCTGGGTCCGTACATCTATGATGAACAATGCGGATAACACCAATGTCAGCAAACAGCTACGCGAAGGCTATGTGCCTGTTCGTGCTGAGGATCATCCTGAGCTTATGCTGTACAGCAACCAAGACGGACGCTTTAAAGGCAATGTTGAGGTTGGTGGTCTCCTTCTCTGCAAAATCCCGGAACACATGGCCAAGCAACGCGAGGCCTATTACGGGAATATGGCGCAGCAGCAGATGGAGAGCGTGGACAACAATTTGATGCGCGAGAACGATCCGAGGATGCCGCTGCTGAAACCAGAGCGTTCCTCTCGGACCACGTTTGGCCGTGGGCCAAGGGAGTAATCTCTTGGCCTTTATCCTCAACCAAATCCTAGAAAGGTAACGGAAGATGGCTTCTACGCTTGCTCCGTACGGGCTTCGCCCGATTAACCTACTGGGTGGTCAAGGGTATGCTGGCTCGACTCGCCTTTACGCGATTCCTGCCAGCTACGCTGTGAACATCCAGTATGGCGATCCGGTGATCATCACCAACACGGGTTCCACCCGTGGTTATCTGGCGCGTTTCAACGCGACCACCACTGCCACGACTGTCACCTCTACGGGTGGCGGCTTTGGTTTTGTTGGCGTGTTTGTGGGCTGCACGTTCACTGACCCGACCTACGGGAAGGTGTTCCGTCAGAACTACACCTCTGGCAACACTGCCTCTGACATCCAAGGCTATGTCGTGGATGACCCGGATGCGCTGTTCCAGATTCAGGCTGACAACACCCTGGCGCAAACGGCTCTGGGCTGCAATGCGGCCCTGATCCAGACGGTTGCCGGTAACTCTGGTGCCAACATCAACTCCGGTGTTGCGCTTCAGGCTTCCAGCATCGCTACGACAGCCACCTTGCCGGTTCGTATTGTTGATTTTGTCAACAGCACGACCAGCCAGATTGGTGATGCGTACACCGATGTGATCGTGCGTATCAACACGCACTTCCACCGCACTGGCAACACCGGCTCTGCCGGTACCGCCGTATCGTAAAGGAGGCTGTGACCTATGGCTATTAGTCGCGCACAGCTACTCAAGGAACTGCTTCCGGGTCTGAACGCTTTGTTCGGTCTGGAATACAAGCGGTACGCTGAGGAGCATAAGGAAATCTACGAGACCGAAACCTCGGAGCGTTCCTTTGAAGAAGAAGTGAAGCTGTCTGGCTTCGCTGCTGCCCCGGTCAAGAACGAAGGCGCCGCGATTGCGTATGACAACGGCCAGGAAGCCTGGACCGCCCGTTATACGCATGAAACGATTGCGTATGGGTTCTCCATCACTGAAGAAGCGATGGAAGATAACCTGTATGACAGCCTTTCTGCCCGTTACACCAAGGCGCTTGCTCGCTCCATGGCGTACACGAAGCAGGTTAAGGCGGCGTATCCGCTGAACAACGGCTTCACGTCCTACCAGTCTGGTGACGGCGTGACCCTGTTCAGCACCCAGCACCCGCTGGTGTCCGGTGGCTACAACAGCAACCGTCCTGCCACCGCTGCCGACCTGAATGAAACCTCCCTTGAGGCGGCTGTCATTCAGATTGCGGCGTGGACGGATGAACGTGGTCTGCTCATCGCGGCTCGCCCGCGCAAGCTGATCATCCCGCCCGCGAATATGTTCGTTGCCACCCGCTTGCTCGAAACGGAACTCCGTGTCGGCACGGCTGATAACGACATCAACGCGATCAAGTCCAACGGGTCCATCCCGGAAGGCTACACGGTCAACCACTTCTTGACCGACCCGAATGCGTGGTTCCTGACCACGGATGTTCCTAACGGTATGAAGCACTTTGTGCGCTCTCCGCTGGCGACCTCCATGGACGGCGACTTCGACACGGGCAACGCCCGCTATAAGGCTCGTGAGCGTTATAGCTTCGGTGTGTCCGATCCGCTCGGGATCTTTGGCTCGCCGGGTTCAACCTGACGGCTGGGGCAGGGGGGCTTCGGCCCCCCTGTTTTTTATTGCATTAGGCGCGAGAAAATAGTATGGCTCTTACCTCATGAATTGAGGTGGTAAATGCCATACAAGATTGACGTTTGTGGAATTTACAAAATCGTTAATACAAAGAATAACCACTGCTATGTTGGTCAATCAATTAGAGCAAAAAAGAGAATAAAAGAACACTTTAGGCTTCTAAGGTTAAATAAGCACACCAACCAACATCTTCAGAACTCATATAATAAGTATGGCGCTGATAGTTTTTATGGAGAAGTGGAAATTGAATGCGAAAACCCTGAAGATTTGGATGAGCTTGAGAATGCGTTCTTGAGTGGCGTAGCTTGTTTTGAGCAAGCTTGTGTTTATAATATTGCTGACTTTGCAAAAGTGCCAATGAGAGGCAAAAAACACACTGAAGAAACTAGATTAAGAATAAGCGAGGGAAGAAGAGCCTCAACTTTTGATTTCAAAAGCCCTGAATACAAATCCACTTTATCAAAAGCTCAGTTGGCGCGCTATCACTCGGACCCAAAGTTTCTTGCAAGATTGAGCTTTGTTGTGAATAATCCTCATATGTCTTACGCTGAGCGTGCTAGGCACTTGAATGTCCAAACAAGCTCAGTGCGAAGGATGGCAATTAAATACTCCAATCTGAAAGGATTGATTTGATGTTTAGCACGTTCTCCGGTCCTATTCGTTCCGGCACCATCCGCGAAGGCGCGGCCCGCAACACGGGTCTTGTTGTTCTCGCTCAGTCCTACAACAGCGGTGATTTAACCGGGGATGTTGTTGGCAACATCGACGCTGCGGCGTTCATCATCCCGCAAGGCTCTCAAATCATTGACATTGTTGTTGATCAGGTTGTTGCAGCTACCGCTGGCACCACCACGGTTTCTGTGGGGACGGCTTCGGGCGGCGCGCAGCTTATGGCGGCGGTTGCCACCACGGCTGGCGGGCGTTTCCGTGGTACTGCCACCGCCGCTACGCAGGCTGCTTGGCAAACCTCCACATCCGCTGACACCACGGTTTATGTGCGCGTTGCGGTTGGCACTGCCACCCTCACGGCTGGTCAGTTCTATGTGACGGTCTCCTACATTCAGCGGGCATCCAACGGCGCTCAGAATCCCACCAGCGCCTAATAGCTAAGGAGGGTTCTGCGTCATGCAGACAGATATTCTTGCTAGTGGCGTTGTCACTAGCACTGGCGTTGTGAACGATCAGGCGGGTAATGCCGTGGGTCGGACCCGCATCAAGGGTGTGTACATTATCCCTCAGTCTGGGGCAGGTAGTGTGGTGTTCCGTGATGGGTCTGCCTCTGGTGTTACCAAGATGACGGTCAATACCCTGGCTTCTCAGACGGCACCAACCTACATTCTTTTCCCTGGGGAAGGATTGCTGGTTCAGTCTGGTATCCATTTGACCATCACCACGGTAGCTTCTGTGGTGGTGTTCTATGGCTAAGACGCCTGCTTGGCAGCGCAAGGAGGGCAAGAACCCTGCTGGCGGCTTGAATGCCAAAGGCAGGGCTTCTTATAACCGGGCCAATCCAGGCAAGCCTGGGTTGAAGCCACCGCAACCAGAGGGCGGATCTCGGCGGGATAGCTTCTGTGCCAGGATGAAAGGCATGAAGAAGAAGCTTACCTCAGCCAAGACCGCCAATGATCCAAACAGCAGGATTAACAAATCCCTGCGAGCGTGGCGATGCTGAAGGTGAAAAGAAATTGGGGCGGCCCAATTAGCAAGCGCCAGGATGACCAAGGGCGTTATAGATGCAGTGCGTGCAAAGAGTGGAAAAACCCAGAATCATTTAATAAAAATAAACAACAGTCTAGTGGGTTGAACTATTCTTGCAAGCAATGCTCAAAGGCTGAAGCCCGTAAATACAATTTGCCTGCAAAATACGGCATCACCACTGCTCGCTTTGCTGAAATGCTATTGGCCCAAGGTGGTAAGTGCGCTTGTTGTGAAAAACAATTTAACATGGAAGGTAAGTCTTCAGATCGACCATGCGTTGACCACAATCATTTATCCGGCGAGATTAGAGAACTCCTTTGCGGGCGTTGTAATCTTGCCGCTGGTAATGTTATGGACAGCTCAAGCATGGCCGAAAAACTTGCCTCCTACCTGAAGAAGTGGAAGTGCTGACATGACTGACACTCATGAAGCGGCAAAGAATGTGGTGGATGCCCTTTCAATAGGGACTGTGGTGGCTACATTGGCTGGCATTCTACCTAGCATTGCTGCGATCTTCACGATTGTTTGGACCGTTATACGCATCTATGAGACCGATACGGTTCAGAAGCTTCTGGGGAAAAAGCCTCTTCCAGATGCCAGTGCAGACTGATTTGGTTGGGCAAAGCTCATGGAACTGCCCAAAATCACTCCGGTAATCCAGTTTGCCACCGCAGCCTTTGCGTTGGCAGTTGGCGGCTATAGCGCGGGTGAGAAGTTTGGGTGGTTCAAGAATGAGATCTTGGTTTGGTCTCCTGAGCATTTTAGGATTGAGCCAGCTAAGATTGGTCATCCTGTTACCGTAACAGTAGCTCGGATTAAGAAGCGGGATGACTGTTCGGTTGAGAATTTTGAGGTGACAGTGCGTGATGGCGCTGGTGTTATTCATCAGGCGACACCAAGCATGACGCGCTTCACGGGGCCTGCTGGCCCTGACATTGATACCTTCACTTATCTACTAACCATTTCAGACAAAGAAGCCACCGCTCCCGGAAAGGCAACTTTGTTGGCGACCATCAAGTATAAATGTCCAGAAGGTGAACGCACGGTAACGTATCCTCGGCACCAAAATCTGACATTCATGTTGGAGAGATAGTGTGGAAGCAATTCTAAATCTTGTCCGTACTGTTGCTCCATCCATTGCGAGTGCTGTTGGTGGTCCTCTTGCGGGTATGGCTACTCGTGCCATTTCGGAAGCTTTGCTTGGCAAGCCGGATGGGACTGAGCAAGAGCTTGAGAATGCTGTTGCTTCTGCCACCCCAGAGCAGTTGTTAGCCCTGAAGAAGGCTGAACAAGAATTTGCCGTGAAGATGCGCGAGTTGGACATTGATCTTGAGCGTATCTCAAATGCTGACCGTGACAGCGCACGGAACCGGGAAGTGTCTCTGAGGGATTGGACCCCTAGAGTTTTGGCTGGTCTGATTACCGTTGGGTACTTTGGAGTTCTGTTCTGGATGCTTCGCTTTGGCTTGCCAAACACCGGAAGCTCAGAGGCGCTTCTGGTTATGCTTGGGGCTTTGGGTACGGCTTGGGGTGGGGTTGTAGCCTATTACTTTGGTTCTTCTGCTGGGTCTAAAGAAAAGACCGAGGCTATGAACCGGATGGTGCGGAAATGAAAAGCAACTTTGAGCCATGCCTAGAGTTTGTCCTGCACCACGAGGGATTGTGGTCCGATGATCCGCGAGATCCGGGCGGCGCCACTATGAAAGGCGTGACCCTGGCGGTTTATAAGGAGTATCTTGGCCGGGATGTTAGCAAGGATGAACTGCGGAACATCCCGCAAGAGCATCTGCTGAACCTCTACAAGACTCGGTATTGGGACAAGGCTCGGTGTGATGACCTGGGTGCCGGGCTTGATCTGGTGGTGTTTGACCTTGCCGTGAATGGCGGTGTGGGTCGCGCGGCCAAGATCCTTCAGCGTTGCGTTGGGGCAGTAGAAGACGGAGCTATTGGCCCGAAGACCATGGCTTTGGTTACGCAAGTACCAGTGAAGCAGATGATAATTCGCTTCTCTGAACAGCGCCGTTTGTTCTATAAAGGACTGAAAGCCTTTGAGACATTTGGGCGTGGCTGGCTTCGTCGCACTGATGAATGTGAATCCAAAGCCTTTGAAATGACAGGAGATTGATCATGAAGTCTAACTCTGGACGTTCTGGCGTCAAAAAAATGTTCAACGGCGGCGCAAGCCGCACAATGCCTGCCCCTATTGGCAGCGGTAATCGCACGATGCCTGCTCCGGCTGGTGGTGGTAATCGGACAATGCCAGCCCCTGCTGGTGGCTCTCGCCCTATGCCAGCTTCTGCTGGAGGTTCTCGCCCCATGCCTGCTGCTAAAGGTTTGGGTTCTAGCACAATGCCTGCCCCTGCTGGCGGTGCTAATCGGACAATGCCAGCCCCAGGCGGTATTAGCACAATGGCTAAAGGCGGAAATGTTAAAATGCCAAAGATGACTCCTGATATGGGTGGCATGGCTATGCCCAAGTTTGGTTCTCGCGCCATGCGTCCGGGCGGGATGGCTAAGGGCGGAAAGGTTCCCATGGAGAAGTGGGAGCATTCTGCCGCTGATCTTGCTCAGGATAAGAAGCTGGCCAAGAAGCATGGCATGAGCATGGAAGCGTGGGAGAAGTCTTCTGCTGACAAGAAGCATGACACTCAGCAATCCATGAAGGGCCTGAAGAAGGGCGGTATGGCAAAGATGGCTCGCGGTGGCGGCGTTGAGACCAAGGGCAAGACCAAAGGGAAATTTATCTAACCCCATGATGTTTAATCAAACAGGCTGGAGAAACTGATATGCAGAATATGGAAAATCCTCCGCCCGGTGGATTTGGAGGTCAGGATTTTTCCTACAGCAAGGGAAGCCAGCCTGGAGTTCAGCCTCAAGGCTCGTTGAATGTTTCTACTGTGACCGATCCTTTGAGTGGTCGCATTGGAGATTTGACGGGAACCCAAGAGATGACTCGTCAGCAGCAGACCTCGAACCAGAATATGAGGCGTGGGGGTGCTGTTAAAAAGATGGCTCAGGGTGGCTTGGTAAAGTCCTCCGCTTCTCGTCGCGGTGATGGGTGTGCGACAAAGGGCAAAACCAAAGGAAGGTTTGTGTAATGGCCGATGACATCATGCCGGAGGAGGCGGCAAGGCGCCGGGCTTTAGGTGAAGCCATCCGGCGCAATTTGCTTCGCGCTCCAGAGCTTAATGCGGCCCGCCAAGGGGCCGCTATGCTTCGTGGTGCTGCTCAAGCCAATCTGCCTGGGGCTGCTGCTGCTGGCGCTTATTTGGGCCGCAGGGAGGCTCGTAGCTCCGCTCTGGCACCCTTTGAAGAAGAGGGTCGTATTGCGCTTGAGGAAGCCCGTGCAGCCCGCGCCATTAACCGCGCAGCCCGTGGCAGGGCCATGCCGGGGGTTGGTGAAGGTGGCACCCTTCAAGATCTTCGTATGGCTCCCCCAGATGAGATGGCTGCTGCTACATCTCGCTTGCGTGGCACCCGGACACGGAACCAAGACGCTGAAGGCACTGAAGAAGCTGCGGCTGGAAATAGGCTTTCTGGTCCCAGAATGCGTATGGAAAGCCCAGAAGGAACGGATGAAGCGGCTGCAATAAACCGTTTGCTTCGGTCTCGCATTCGTTCTCAAGACGCTGAAGGCACTGATGAAGCTGCTGATGCTTCTTACCCAATTCGTGGCGCTGGCATTGGTGAAGGTGGCACGGCTCAGGGTCGCAGGTCTTCTGTACCTAATCAGCTTCCTGATATGGCTCCTCCGCCCTATGCGGAAACTACAAATGAGATGCGAGATCTTTTGAGCCGCCGTGCGGCGGAGCGTGAGGCTGCTCGCAATCGTCCCAATACCAGGGGTCGCCCTCGTGAAGCCGCACCTGCTGAGCGTGATACGCTCGAGCAAGTTGCCCTTGGCGCTGTGCTGAGTGACATGATGAAGGGCGGGGACGTTCAACCTTCTGAAGATCAGTCATCTCTTGAGCGCGCTCTTGGCCGTATTGGGTTGCGCCGCACCAATGAAACCGGAGAAGGTCGCCCAAGCACGGGCAATTTCCGTGAAGACCTCCGTCTGCTTGGCAAGTCTCTTGGCCTTAAGAAGGGCGGTAAGGTGAAGAAAATGGCAAGTGGTGGGGTGGTGAAGTCCTCTGCTTCTCGCCGTGGTGATGGCATTGCCGCTCGTGGCAAAACGAAAGGTCGCATGGTATGAAAAAGAAATATGCCGATGGGGGCCGCACTCGTTCTGCCCCAAGCTATGAAGAAGACATGACGCCCCCTCCGGGGATGCGTAACTTCCGCCCCCGCACCCTGCCGGGCGGTGAGGAGCCTGCTGTGCGCCGCCGTGAGCCAGTTGAGATTCCGTCCTATGAAGAGGACATCACGCCTCCTCGTGGTATGATGCGGCCATCCCGTGAGCCTATGCCCCTTCCGCCCATTCCCCCGCCTATGCCTCCCCGGCGCATGGCTAAGGGTGGCGCCGTGAAGATGGCTGGCGGCGGCTGCACCCGTGGTGACGGGATTGCTTCTCGCGGCAAGACCAAGGGCCGGATGATTTGAAGAAGCCGGAGAAAATTCGGAAGGTTCTGCGGGAGTTTAAGGAAGGCGACCTTAAATCATCCAGTGGGCAGAAGGTGACAAACCGGAAGCAAGCTGTGGCGATTGCGCTTTCTGAAGCCTCCCGCATGAGAGAGGGCGGGCGGGTAAAGCCGCAGAACCCAAAGCTATGGGCTGCGGCAAAGAGTGCCGCCAAGGCCAAGTTCGATGTGTACCCCTCTGCCTATGCGAATGCCTGGGCATCAAAGGAGTACAAGAAGAAGGGTGGCACTTGGCGTGGACCTGATAACAGGGTCACAAAGAAATGAAGGGCGGTCTTGGTAAGTGGTTTGGCGAGAAGTGGGTTGATGTAAAAACCGGGAAGCCCTGCGGGCGTAGCGGTTCTGAGAAGTCAAAGCGCGGGTATCCTGCCTGTCGTCCTGCTGCCGCTGCTGCCAAGATGTCATCGAGCCAGAAGGCGACCATGGCTCAAAAGAAAACTGGACCAGCCCGCAAGAGTTGGCCCATAACTCCCAGCGGAAGGAAGAAGTGATGGCCGAGAAGTGGATTCAGAAAGCCATTAAGAAGCCGGGTGCATTGCGTAAATCCCTGGGCGTGAAGGCTGGGCAGAAGATCCCGGCCAAGACCCTGGCATCTGCTGCCAAGAAGCCTGGAACAATGGGTAAGCGCGCTCGCCTTGCTCAAACCCTATCAAAGCTTGGGCGTCCGTAATGACAACCTCTGGCACCGCAGTCTGGAATCTCGACATCGCTGACCTCATTGAGGAGGCGTATGAACGCGCGGGCCTTGAGGCCCGGACGGGTTATGATTTCCGCACGGCTCGTCGGTCCCTGAACATGATCTCTGCTGAGTGGTCCAATAGGGGTCTCAACCTCTGGACCGTTCAGGAGAACACCCTGGTCCTGACACCTGGGGTTAAGACGTATTCATTGCCTGCTGATACCATTGATATTATCGAGACCATGATCCGGGTAAACACCAGTGGGTCTGCTCTTGATTACACGGTGTCTCGTATTGGCGTGGGGGATTATGCCACCCTGCCAAACAAGAACACCACGGGTCGCCCCCTTCAGATCTATGTGAATCGTCAGGTTGATCCTGAGTACACCCTCTGGCCTGTGCCGGATCTTCCTTACACGATCCTATACTGGACGATGAGACGCATTCAGGACGCCACATCTGCCACCGATGTCATGGATATGCCTGTCCGGTTTGTCCCGGCACTGTCGGCTGCGTTGGCGTATCAGATTGCCCTGAAGCGACCAGAAGCCACAGGAAGGTTGCAGATCCTCAAGGCTGATTATGAGGAGCAGTGGAAGCTTGCCTCAGATGAAGACCGTGGGCGTGAACCAGCTAGGTTTGTGCCTTGGTCTTCTTACCCGTGAGGTAGCGGTTTATGGCGGTCAAGTTTGCCCGTGGTAATAAGGCATTCGCCTTCTGTGACCGCTGCTATCAGCGGTATGACCTGAAGGATCTGACTTGGCAAGTTGTGAACCAGAAGCCAACGGGGCTGAAGGTTTGCAATGAATGCAATGACGTTGACCATCCTCAGTATCAGTTGGGCAAGTTCCCAATCAATGATCCTGTAGCTCTTCAAGACCCACGGCCCGACATCAATCCGGGCAGGAGCCTTCCTGGCTGGAATCCTGTGGGCAATTCAGCCACCACCTCAAACGGCAATGTTGGCATTGTCAGCATTTACATCTCATAAGGACGAAGCAAATGGCTGGAGTGACAAGCGAAAACATGAAGAAGTACGGGCGGAATATCGCTCGTGCCATGAACCAGAGTGGCCGGGCCAAAGGCCCCAGCACTGGCAACCCGTTCAAGTCGGTTTCGGCTGACCAGGGTTCCAACACTGGCGCGGTTGGCAAGGTTGTCAAGAACGCCAAGGCCCCGGATCAGGCCATTGTGGATGAGGGTGTTGCCCCCTACAAGCCCACGAAAATTCGCGGGACAGGCGCGGCCACAAAGGGTACAATGGCCCGTGGCCCAATGGGCTGAGGAACTGACAGGCAATGAACTACACAACTCTTGTAACCCTATTACAGGATTACACGCAGAACTCTTCGTCTGAGTTCATTGCCGCTATTCCTGAGATTGTGAAGCTGGCTGAGGATCGAATCTATCAATCGGTTCAGATCCCGGCTCTCAAGCGCAATGCCACATCGAACTTTGTTTCGGGCAATAAGTATCTGGCGGCTCCCACCGATTTCCTTGCGGCCTATTCAATGGCCGCTAAGAGCGCAACAGGGGTGTATTCATACCTTCTTGAGAAAGAGGTTGGGTACATCAATGAGGCGTTCCCAGACCCATCTTATACGGGGGTGCCGAGGTATTATGCCCTATTCAATGATGCGACCTTTGTGGTGTCACCCACGCCGGATGACTTCTATGAAGTAGAACTTCACTACTTCTATGAGCCTCCCAGCATTGTGGAGGCTGGTAATTCTTGGCTTGGGGATAACACTGAGAGTGTTTTGTTCTATGGGTGTTTGTGTGAAGCATACACCTACATGAAAGGTGACGCTGATCTCACTACCCTGTATCGTGGCAGGTATGATGAAGCTCTTGGGCGGTTGAAGGTTCTGGGTGAAGGTCAGGATAAGCGGGATAACTTCCGCCTTGATATGCCTAGAATTGATCCGAAATAGGATGAACGATGATTGTTCAGGCGTTTTGCACAAGCTTCAAGAAGCAGCTTCTGGAAGGGGTGCATGATTTTCGGGTCGTTGGCGGCGATGTCTTTAAGATTGCGCTGTACACTGAGGCTGCGAACATCAATGTAACGACCTCTCAGTACACCACCACTGGCGAGATCAGTGGCACTGGCTACACCGCTGGTGGCTTGACGCTGACCAACATTGCTCCGTCTGAATACAATCTGGCTGGGGTTTGTTCGTTTGAGACCGCCACATGGGCTGGCGCTTCGTTCTCGGCGCGTGGGGCTTTGATCTACAACACCACCCCTGCCCACACATACACAAACCCTGTGTGCTTGGTTCTTGATTTCGGGACCACCCGGTTTGCTGTGAACAACAGCTTTAGCGTTCAGTTTCCTCAAATCACTGATCTCAGCGCGATTATAAGGATCAATTGATATGGCCTTTGTGATTGCAGACCGGGTTCGTGAAAGCAGCGTAAGCACAGGCACGGGAAACTTCACGCTCGCCGGGGCAGTAACTGGCTATCAGACCTTTGCGTCTGTTATGGCAACAAGCGATACCACTTTTTACACCATTGCCGACCAGGGTGGCGCTAATTGGGAAGTGGGTATTGGTACATTCACCAGCCCATCTACATTGGCTCGCACAACCATTCTGTCATCCAGCAATGGCGGCAGCGTTGTCACCTTTGGTGCTGGTACCAAGGATGTGTTCATCAGCCTTCCTGCCAGCAAAACGAATGTTGAAGACCAGCCCAATCTGATTGAGGTTAATAGTTCTTCAGCAGCCCTTCGTATTACCCAAACAGGCGCTGGCAATGCGCTGCTAGTTGAGGATAGCGCCAATCCTGATGCTACACCGTTTGTTGTAAATGCAAGTGGTCAGGTTTTGATTGGTAGGACCACTGCTCCATTTGGTTCTACCAGCCTTGGTATTGAACAATCGTCTGCTGATACAGCCCCTTCTAATATAGACTTCCTCAAAAATCGCGCTGGGGCGATTGTTAATTCTGGTGATGGTTTGGGGCGTATTAGGTTTTGGGGGTATGATGGGGCATCAAATATTGATGCTGCTGAAATAGTAGCCGCCGTTGATGGCACCCCCGGCACCAACGATATGCCTGGACGGTTGGTGTTTAACACCACGGCTGATGGGGCTTCCACTGTAACTGAGCGGATGCGGATTACTAATGCGGGCAACGTGGGTATTGGGACGGCTTCGCCTGATGCGTTGTTGACTGTAAATACAGTGGCATCATTCGGCGCTGGCGCAGTTGGCGCTCCGTCTATATCTGCCAAAGGTGACTTAGATACAGGGATGTGGTTTCCGGCGGCTAATACTGCTGCTTTTAGTACTGGCGGCTCCGAGCGCCTCCGCATCGACAGCAATGGCAAAGTCGGTATCGGCACCAGTAACCCAGGCGCGCGTTTACAGGTTGATACGGCAACAACTGATGATGGTATCTCCATCACCAACACAAGTTCTGCAAACACAACTGCTAAACAGCCTAGGCTTTTGTTTCGCGGTACGGATACTGTTGGAACCGGGAAAGACGTAGCGTCTTTAGTCGTTGTTCCCGTAACTGCTGATTATGTTAATGCGTCTTTGGCGTTTTATACACGCGGCTCAGATACAAACACCGAACGCATGCGCATCGACAGCAGCGGCAACGTGGGGATTGGGACGAGTTCGCCGGGCGGCAAGTTAGGCGTTTCCGATGGAACGGTGCAGATAATTACCGGACCTTATGGGGCGGGGTTAACGGGCTATTTCGGTACTTATACGAATCACGTTCTTGCGTTTATTACCAATAACACTGAACGCGCGCGCATCGACACCAGCGGCAATTTGTTGGTGGGGACGACAAGCCGTGGGCCTGTAAACGCATCCGCGTTTGATTTAGATGTAACGAACAGTGTGATTTATTGTAGCCACGCTAACGGTAAAGCGTCTGGATCAGAGTATATTCAATTTGGATATAATGGTTCTGGCATTGGTTCCATTACTCAAAATGGAACTACTGCTGTCGCTTATAACACTTCCTCCGACTACCGCCTTAAGCACGATGTGCAGCCACTAACCAGCGGCCTTGCGACTATCGCTGCGTTGAAGCCATACACCTACAAGTGGAATGCCGACAACAGCTACGGCGAAGGCTTCATCGCGCACGAATTGCAGGCAGTAATTCCGAACGCCGTGACCGGAGAAAAAGATGCGGTCAATGAAGATGGCAGCATCAAGCCGCAGGGCGTTGATTACAGCAAGATCGTGGTTCACCTTGTCGCAGCCATTCAAGAATTGTCGGCCAAGGTGGCGGCATTGGAAGGGAAACCATGAAACTTGAACTCACCATCAACGAAGTCAACATGATCCTGCAAGCGTTGGGCAATGCGCCATACGCGCAGGTCTTTGAACTCGTAGAGAAAATCCGCACCCAGGCGCAGGCACAGGTGCAAACCACGGAGCAAGCAAATGGCTAATACCTACACCTGGGTCATTGAGGCGATGGATTGCGTGCCTCAAGAAGACGGGCAAACCGATGTGGTTATCACCGTGCACTGGCGCCAGAACGCCACCAACGGCACATACAACGCCACCGTGTACGGCACTGTTGGCTTGACCTACACGCCGGGTTCCCCGTTCACGCCGTATGCTGACTTGACGCAGGATCAAGTTATTGGCTGGGTGCAGGGTGCGCTTGGCTTCGATCAGTGCGCGGAACTGGCGGCGAACCTTGATCAGCAGATTGCCAATCAGGTAAACCCGCCTGTGGTCACTCCTCCTCTTCCTTGGGGGTAATTAGATGTTTGGCTTCTACCCTTTCAGCGGAGCGTCCTTTAGCGGCCTTGCTAATGCTTTCTACGCTGAGAGTGTGTCTGATGCCATTACACTGTCTGATACTGCCACAAGCACCCTTGCGGGTGTTGCCTCGGCCTCTGACGCCCTTGTCCTAAGCGACACAGCCACTGGCACCTTTGCCGCCCTTCTGTCTGCTTTTGATACCCTGACCCTGGCTGATACCGGGGTTGGGGTGACGGGCATTTCGGTCTCTGCTTCTGACGCCCTGGCACTCCTTGATGCGGCCAATATCGCCTACAACTTCCTTGGGGCAGCATCTGACACCCTCACCTTCACGGATGTCGCCGCTGGCGGAACTGCCTATTTTAACAGCGCATCCGACACATTAACCTTTACAGAAATCGCAGCAGGAACATTCGCAGCATCTGCCAGTGCATCTGACTCAATAACATTTGTTGACACCGCAACTGGCGTTTTTGCTGCCACCCTTTCTGCTTCTGACGCCCTTACTTTCACGGATCTTGCCGCAAATATCGCTAGCATGGTTGCCTCTGCTTCGGATACAATCGTGCTTGTGGATGTTGGGGCAGGATATGGAGGATGGGATCCAATACCGAATCCGAACCCTGGCTGGACGCCTATCATGCCGGGAGTGTTCGATCCTTGGACGCCCGTCCCCGCCGTTACTGCAACATGGACACCTATAGGGAATAGCTAACATGAACCCCAAAGACACTATCGAGATCACTGACGGGGCTGCTGCGGGTCTAGTGGCCCGTCATGATGCCTCGGATGTCATTGGTATTGGCGGCGCCTTCAAGGTGGTGTGCCGGGCTGCTGATGGCTCTATTCGATGGGAAGATGACTTCAACAACCTTGTCGTCACGGTTGGCAAGAATGACCTGTTGGATAAGTATTTCCTTGGGTCTGGTTACACCGCCGCCTTCTTTGTTGGCTTGAAGACCGCTGGCTCGATCAGCGCGGCTGACACAATGTCATCGAAGTCATGGACCGAGATCACGGCTTATTCAAATGCCACTCGCCCAGCATACACTGCCGCCTCGGCTTCTGCTGGCGCCACCAACAATAATGCCTCGCCTGCGGTGTTTAACATCAACGGCACGGCTACGGTGGGCGGATGCTTTATTACCACCAACAACACCAAGGGCGGCACCACAGGCATCCTGTTCTCAGCCGCTGACTTTGCTGTGGCTCGCTCTGTTTTGAGCGGTGACACGCTGACCGTCACTTACTCCATCTCTTGCTGAGGGTAGGGTAGATGCCCAGTACATATTCAACCGCCCTGCGGCTTGAGCTTATCGGCAACGGTGAGCAGGCGGCGAACTGGGGCAATACAACCAACACTAACCTCGGCACCCTGCTTGAGCAGGCGATTACGGGCGTATCAACGATCACCATGACTGATGCCAACTACACGTTGGTAAGCGGTAATGGTATTTCGGACCAAGCCCGTAATGCTGTTGTGATTATGTCAGGCACTCTTACTGCCACCCGCAACGTGATTGTGCCTACGAGTAACAAGTTTTATGCGGTGCGTAACGCCACTACTGGTGGTCAAAGCATTCTAGTTAAAACCTCCGCTGGCACTGGCGTCACCCTGGCTAATGGCTTTACCCAGCTAATGTATTGTGACGGCACCAATGTTGTGTTGGCTTCTGTGCCTATTAACTCAAGCAACGGCAATGTTGCTGTTTCAGGCACACTGGCTGTTACAAGTAACACCACGGTTGGCGGTGATCTTGCTGTAACTGGCACAATTACTCAGGGCGGTGGGTCTATCTTCCCTGCTGGTATTATCTGGGAGTATGGTGGATCTTCTGCGCCAACTGGCTGGCTTTTGTGTGACGGCTCCGCTGTAAGCCGTACAACTTACGCTGCGCTGTTCGCTGTTCTTGGTACCGCTTATGGCTCTGGTGACGGTTCAACAACCTTCAATGTTCCAGACAAGCGCGGCAAGTTTGGTATCGGTGTTGATGGAACCTACACCCGTGGTTCAACTGGCGGCGCCGCATCTGGAACAACCTCAACCGCAGGGTCGCACAACCACACCGGGTCGTCTGGTTCAACCACTCTTACTACGGCCCAAATACCCGCGCACAGCCACTCTGTAACCGACCCAGGCCACGTTCATGCCATTCGTACTGGTGGTGATAGTGGTTATGGCGGGGGTGTCAATTCAGGTGTTGATTTGCTTTCTCCTCTTTCTTTTAGAGGAGAAATCTCAGCTTCTTCATCTACCGGGATTAGCATTCAAAACACAGGCGGCGGGTCTGGCCACGATCACTCCATCAGCACGGATGGATCACACACCCACACCGTAGCAACGGTGCCGCCGTACTTGGCCTCTAACTTCATCATCAAGACGTAAGATGCCACTCAAGAAGCTCCAATTCACCCCAGGCGTCCAGCATGACGGATCTCGGTATTCGTCGTCTGGCTCTTGGTCTGATGCGGATAAGGTTCGATTTCGTGCTGGTTCGCCGGAAAAGATTGGCGGATGGCAAGCCGCGATCATTGAGACATTCGAAGGAACGTGCCGTAATCTAATGCCATTCTCGGATCTGACCGGGAACTATTACCTTGGTATTGGCACGAACCTTAAATACTACATTGAGCGCGGCGGCTCGATGTATGACATCACGCCAAACCGCACGACAATTACTCAATCAAACCCATTCACCACAACGAATGGATCAACCACCGTTCTTGTCACAATTCCAAACCACGGCGCTTATACAAACGATTTCGTTACATTTTCTGGAGCCAGTGCTGTTGGCGGTCTCACCTTAAATGGTGAGTATCAGATTACTGAGGTTATCACCTCGGCAACCTTCAACATTACGGCAGCGTCTGCGGCCACATCATCCGCCACCGGGGGTGGATCTGTAACGGCTGTATTCCAAATCAACACTGGCTTGGACACCACCCTATACGCAAACGGCTGGGGAGCCGGAACCTGGGGCGGCATTCTTTCTGCAACCAGTGCGCGTTTCACAGGGTCTATCAGCGGCACTACTCTGACCGTAAGTGCGGTTGTCTCTGGAACCCTGGCTGTGGGGCAGTTGATTACAGGCACTGGCGTTTCCGCCAGCCCTCCCGGATCAAACGCTACATACATCACGGCTCTTGGCACAGGCACAGGCGGTGTTGGCACCTACACGGTAGGTGTATCTCAGACCGTATCTTCGACCTCTATGAACGCCTTTGCTGGGACGGGTTGGGGTGCGGCATCTAACACTCAGATTGCTGGTACACGATTGAGGCTTTGGTCTGCTGATAACTTTGGGCAAGATCTAGTCATCAACCCGCGCGATGCGGCTATTTATTACTGGTCCAATGCAACTGGTCTTGGAACCAGGGCTGTGCTGTTGTCATCTTTAGCTGGCGCATCAAATGTGCCGGGTGTTTCAAGACAAGTTATCGTGTCTGATTTGGACAGGAAGGTTATTGCCTTTGGGTGTTCAGACATTGTTACCGGGGTTCAGGATCGTCTGTTAATTCGTTGGTCTGACACAGAAAACCCGGCACAATGGACGCCGTCTGAAACCAATTCCGCTGGCGGGTTGCGTATTCCAACTGGCTCTGAGTTTATCTCTGCGGTTGAAACCAAGCAGGAGATCTTGGTTTGGACGGATGACTCTGTTCATTCCCTTCGATATGTCGGTGCGCCGTTTGAATACACAATCGCGCGTATTGGTATGACATCTCTTGCGGCACCCAACGCGGTTGTCTCAGCAAACGACATTGTGTTCTGGATGGGTGCCAATGGGTTCTTCACCTGGGATGGCCGTCTGTCTGGATTGCCATGTTCCGTGAAGGATTATGTCTTCAATAATCTTAATTGGAACCAAGCCGAGAAGATTTATGGCGGTTCCAATATGTCATTCAATGAGGTGTGGTGGTTCTATCCATCATTGAACTCAGATGAGAATGATAGGTATGTTCTCTATAACTACAATGAAAAGGTCTGGAGTGTAGGAACGATTGTTCGTACTGCGTGGATTGACCGTGGGATTGAGGACTACCCCCGCGCCGCAGGCGTTGATGGGTATGTTTATTTCCACGAGATTGGTCAGGATGATGGCTCAACCAACCCATACTCTCCGATTGATGCCTACATTGAGAGCGCGCCAGTTGAGATTGGCGAAGGTGAGCAGTTTGGTTTTGCTTGGCGTATGATCCCTGACTTGGATTTCAGGAATAGTTCGTCTGCCAGCCCAACGGTGGATTTCATCCTTGAGGCGCAGGATTACTCAGGATCGAACTTCAGTCAGTCTGCCAACAATAACACAACCCTCACGGCTACAATTCCTGTGGCTCAGTTCACTGAGCAAACCTACTTCAGGATTAGGGGCAGAATGCTATCCCTTAAGGTCAGGAGTACTGAGCTTGGTGTGGCTTGGAGGCTGGGTGTTCCTCGCGTTGATATTAGGTCGGATGGCCGGAGATGAGGCTGGGAAGAACACGCCTTCCTATTCCGCCTCCTGACTTCGAGCGGGAGTGGGGTAATCAACTTATCCGGGCGATTGACCAGAACTTTGATGCGTCCTTTGCGAACATCGAGAATGCCGCTGCGGTAACGGGGTATTACGGGTCGTTCTATGATACCACCACCCAGACCGCTGCGGCGATCAACACCCCCTATGCGATGACCTTTAACACCACGGCTGAGTCAAATCAGATTGCCGTGACAAATAGTTCTCGCATTACCTTCAAGAATCGTGGGACATACAACATCCAGTTCTCGGCACAGTTGGATCAGACATCAGGTGCCAGCCATAACATCTATATATGGTTTAGGAAGAACGGTGTTGATATACCTTACTCAGCCTCTCTTGTCGCCGTTCAAGGTACCACCGCTGAGTTGGTGGCAGCTTGGAACTTTGTGATCACCGTCCTTGGTGGTGATTACATTCAGATCATGTGGGCTGTCAGTAACACGGCGGTACAGATTGTAGCTGCCCCAGCAACAGCCTTCTGTCCTGCAATTCCTTCTGTTATAGCTACAGCAATCGCAATCTGAGGATCATGTCATGGAACGCACAGCACGAGCTTTAGCTGGGTACGGGCGGCACGGGGATAACAACCTCCTCCATGTCAGCGATCAGGAGCTTCGTGGCATTGAGCTTCTGTCTGGAAAGAAGTTCACCCGCAATCCAGATACAGGTTTGCCGGAGGCGTTTAATTGGTCTTCTCTAATTCCTGTGGCTGCTGGTATTGCTGGCACAGTTTTAAGTGGCGGGAACCCCCTGGTTGGAGCCGCTGCCGCTGGTGCAACCAGCGCGGGGAAGGCCAAGATTGAGGGCAAATCAAACGAACAGGCTTTGACCCAGGGTTTGATCAGTGGCGTGACGAGTTATGCTGGCGGAAGTTTGCTTGGGGAGGCTGCGAATATCGGCGCGGCTGAAGCTGCATCCCAAGGCACTATGCTTGGCCCTGCCGTTCCAGATGCTGCCGCTCAAGCCGCCAATCAAAGCGCCGCTGCGGCCCCAATTCCGGCTGAGGTTGCAGCAACAACTCCTGGCTTACCGCCTCCGGCTGGTGGAATGCCTCAAATCCCAGCTTCTATGCAGCCTGGGGTTCCATCAGCGCCTTCCTATGAAGAAGCTTTAAAATCCATTGAAGCTGGGCAGGCAGCAAAAGTTGCCCAGCCATCTTTTTCTGAGAGGCTGTCCAATATCGGGACTGCTGTTTCGGAGCGACCCGGTGAAGTCGGCAAAGCTTTCCTTAGCCCCAAGGGGGCTATTGCAGCCGCTGGCGCGTATTCAACAGCAATGGATATGTTTGGCCCACCCAAGATGCCGGGTGAGATCCCGTATGATCCAAGCAAATATCCAGAACAATTTCCGGTAAACCCCCGCACATGGAACGCCCCTCCTGTCGGGTATCAGCCGGGCTATTCACCTGAGTATCGGTACTTCGCCAAGGGTGGTTTGGCGGATCTCCGCAAAGAAGATGGTGTCACCGCCAATGTGATGAATGAAGCCAAGGCAGCTCTTCTTGGTGAGCATCCCCGCCCAAGCGAGGCCCTGGGGCGGTTCAGGAATATGTTTGGGGAAGATGCCTTGGATGTTCTCCGTGACAAGGTAACTGGCGGCAGGGTTCGTGGGGCAGGGGGTGGTATGGATGACCTCGTTCCCGGCACCATTGAAGGTCGCCAACAGGTTCGCCTTGCGGATGGGGAGTTTGTTTTGCCAGCCCACATTGTCTCTGCAATCGGGGACGGCTCTACTGACCATGGTGTTCGCCGCCTGAAGGAAATGATGGATTCGATCTACAGGCAAAAATACAAATCAGACTCATTACCAAAGCGCCTTAAAAAGGGAACGCTTGTAGATGAGTGAACGTGGTGCCAGATATATTGCTATGCTGCGCGGGGAAAGATTCTATTTTTCCTCAAAGCCCTGCAAGCGCGGCCATATGTCTGAACGCCTTACCGACAACGGCGTCTGTGTTGAATGTCGCCGCGCGTTGGAGCGTGATAAGTACAAAGAAAGGTATGAGTTAAAAATCAAGCCGCGCCGTACAAAGCCAGAGGAGAAGGCAAAGGCTGCTAAAAAGATGGCAGAAATTAGAGCCAAGTGGTCGGATGATCAAATTGCTGCACATAGAGATGCTGCAAAAATCAGGTCTCGGGTTTGGCGGCAAAATAACCCTGCCCACAGGAATGCGCTCAAAAGGAAATACATAGCAGACAAGGGCAACAGAACACCAAAATGGGCAGACCTTACCCGAATACTGGAGATTTATAAGGGTTGCCCGGAAGGGTATCATGTTGATCACATTGTCCCGCTACGGGCAAAGAATGTTTCCGGCCTTCACGTTCATTACAATCTTCAGTATCTTCCTGCTATTGATAATATGAGGAAGAATAACAGGTTTGATTTACCATGAATGTGAGCTTGGTTCCCATAGATCATGTCAATGATGTTTGGGATAAAGTTAAAGAGTACCTATTACCTGCTGTAAAGGTTACAAATGGCAGGTATATGTTGTACGATGTTTATGTTGCAGTGCAACAAGGCAGGATGCAGTTGTGGATTGCCTTTGATGACCAGAATGAGATCCTTGGTTGTCAGGTAACCACGGTCACGGACTACCCCTCCAGGCGCCTTCTGACCTCTTGGTTCACCGGAGGGAAACGGCTCCGGGAATGGAGAGATGAAATGATGGGTGTTCTTATTCGCTGGGCAGAAGATAATGAATGCACAGGGATTGAGGGCTATGGTAGAAAAGGTTGGATTAAAATGCTGGAGCCTTACGGGGTGAAAGAGAACCTGATCATGTTTGAGAAGGAACTGTAAGATGGGCGGCGGTTCTGGCGGCGGCGCACCTACCCAAAGCACAACCTATACCTCGAACCTCCCGGAATATGCGCGTCCATATTTCGAGCGGATGATGAGTCGAAGTGAGGCTGAGAGCAATCAGCCTTATGTTGGCTATCAGGGTCAAAGGCTGGCTGGCTTTACGCCCGATACTCAGGCTGGGTTTAACATCACCCGCAATCTAGCTGCCCAGGGTAATCCTGAACTTGCTGCTGGCACTGGCATTATGGGTGCCGCAGCGCAGCGCGGCTTCCAGGCTAGTAACTACGCATCAACTCCAATCCAGCAAACAGCATTCGGGCAAGAGCAGGCGACTCAGTATATGTCGCCCTATATGCAGAATGTGATTGAGCGTCAGCGTCAGGCTGAGATCCGTAACTTTGAAGAGGGTCGCCCTGCTCGGGAAACTCAGGCAATCAAGTCTGGTGCGTTTGGTGGCTACCGTCAGGCGATTCAGGAAGGTGTGGCGCAGCGTGGTATGCAGCAGCGTCTTGCTGACATTGAAGCCATGGGTCAGCAGAAGGCTTATGAAAGCGCGCAGGGGCAGTTTGAGCGGGATCGTGCGGCGTCAATGCAGGCACAGGCTCAGACCGAACAGCAGCGCCTTGCTGCCCAGCAATACGGTCTAGCTGGCGCGGGGCTTGGGTTACAGGCTGGCACTGGCTTGGGGCAGCTTGGTGCGATGCGGCAGGGCCTTACTCTGCAACAGGCTCAGGCACTGCAACAGCAGGGCGGTGTGCAGCAGGGTCAGGAGCAGAAGGCTCTTGATACTGCGTATCAGGACTTCTTGAACCAGCGTGATTTTGAAAAGCAGCAGATTAACTTCATGTCGAGCATCATGCGCGGCATTCCGGTTCAACCTCAGACAGTCCAAAACCAATACGCAAACCCCAACCCGTTTGCCCAGTTTGCTGGTCTTGGCATTGCTGGCCTTGGCTTGATGCGCTGATAGGATTTAGACATGAACCTCCTCAAGATCCAAGACGCTCTCAAGAACGCATCAGACGATCAACTCATGCAGTTGATGCAGTCACCTGATAGCTCTGCGCCTTCATACTTGGTTCTATCTGAGATCCGCCGCCGCAAGGATATGCGAGCGCAGCAACCTCAAGAACCTCAAGGCACAGTGGCTGAGGATCTGGCCAGCGTTCCGCAGACCTATGATCAAGCTGGCATTCGATCCCTCCGCACCCCAGGGTATGAGGAAGAGGAACGCGCTTCACCCGATGACATGCAGGAAATGCGTGAGGGTGGTGTTGTCAGGATGCAGGCTGGTGGGGAAATTCCACTATTAACGCCTGAAGAATATCAAAGCCTTAGAGAAAATGATATCTTTGGGCCAATTCGACCACGTTTATTTCCGGCGCCATATCGCGCACCATCTCCTGAACGTCCACGGGGTGGGGGCGAGTTTGGTGAGGAAGCTCCAATTATCACCGAAAGACCAGTTCAATCACCCACACTCTCCAACGCTATTCCAGAAATTCCTAATTACACCCCACCTCCAATGGGTAACCAGCAAGTTTACACGCAGCCTGCTGGTCCACCAGCCCCTTCTGGTGGCGCGACAACTAACGCTGGTGGCGCTGCTGGTGGCGCTGCCGCTGGTATTCGTGGTGTTGGCGCTGGTGGTGTTGGCGCGGGCGATGGTGTGCTTGCTGGTATGCAGCGTCTTGAATCCGCCTTCCCCAACAGCCTCGCTGCCCTTCGCGAAGAGCTTGAGAAGGGCAGGACCAATCCTCAAGAGCGGAGGCGTGAAGCTCAGAACCTTGCCTTAGTGGAAGCTGGTCTTCGCATGGCTGCTTCAAGGAACCCAAGCTTCCTTGGTTCTATTGGTGAGGGTGCCACACCTGCTGTTCAGTCTTATGCTCAACAGCTTGGTCAGATCCGTCAGGATGAGCGTCAGGATATCCGTGACAGGTTCTCCCTGGAACAGGCTAACCTTCAGCGCATGTATGCGCTTGGTCAGATCAGTGCCGCTGAATATCGCACTCGCGTTGCTGAGGCTGGCGCAAACGCCCGCACGAATGCAACGTTGGCAAGCCAAGAAGCCCGTGAACGAACGCAAGCAACTGCGCTTGAGTCTCGCGAGCGTACTGCTGCTGCAACAGCTCTTCGTGCAGAAATTTCTGCTGATACTCAGATCAGGACTATTGGTGAACAGATTGGTTTGGCTGAATCACAATTGGCCAGCGTACCAGAGGCACAGCGAGGCCCTATTGCTGCTAGGTTACAGCAACTCGTAGCCGCCAGAGCTGCACGGGAAAGGCAGATTGCCGCTAGGTATCAGGCAAACACAGATCCGCTTGGCTATCGCTGATCAGGGGAATTAACATGCCTACCATGCAAGAAGTTCGTCAGATATTTCCTCAATACGATGATCTATCTGATGAACAACTTCTTACTGGCATTCATAGGAAGTTTTATTCTGACATTCCTATCGAAGACTTTATGTCTCGGATTTCTTCGGCACCTCAGCAGCCAGCACAACCACCTCAAGGAGGGAGTGCGCTTGGCACTGCGCTTGGTTCAGTTGTTTCTGGTGGCGGCGGTCTACTTTCTACTGTCGGCTCTCTGGGTGGCATGGTTCTTCCTGGCGTTGGGTATGACAATGCTCTCACTCGCGCTGGACGTGATGTTCAGCAATACGGCGAAAGCCTTATGTCCGAGGAGATGCGCGCCAAGCGCGCAGCATTATCTGAAGCGGTAAAACAGGCTGAAGATCAGGGCTTGGTTGCCGAAGCATCCGCTGCTCTGAGAATGTTGGCACAGAACCCAAGCCTCATTGGGTCCATGCTGCTTGAGCAGATCCCCATGTTTGTTGCCACCGGGGGTGCAGGCCGGGCGGCTATGGGTGCTGTTCAGCTTGGCACCCGAGGTGCAGTGAGGGCTGCGGCAGCGGGGGCTGAAAGACAGGCCGCTGCTGAGGCTGCGGCTCAATTGGCTGGTAGAGTAGGCACTGGCACTGCAATCGGTACAGGCGCTGCTTTACAGGGCGGTGAAGTGGCGGGTCAGGCATATCAGGACATTATGTCCTTGCCTGATGCAACGCTGGCAAACAGCCCTGCGTATCAGGCCCTGACACAAAGAATGTCTGGGGAAGAAGCTCGCAGGACGCTGGCTGAAGAGGCTGCTCAACAAGCTGGGCTTATGGGTGCCGGGATCTCTGGCGCTGCTGCCGCTGCATTGCCGGGTGCCGAGAAGGCGCTGTTCAGCAAGAAGCTTTCTGAACGGGTTGTTCGCCGGGTTCTGATTGGTGCTGCTGGTGAAGGCGCACAGGAAGCCATCGAAGAAGGCGGCGGTCAGATTGCTCAGAACATCGCCGCTCGCCGTGCTGACACTGAGCGTGACCTGACCCGTGGCGCTGCTGGTGCGGCTGCTATTGGCGGCACCCTTGGCGCCATCATGGGTGGTGGTATTGCTGGGGTGAGGGGGCCAACGCCCCCTCCAGCAGAGGCTCGTTCACCAATCACGCAGCAAGTGATTAACGATTATCTTGCTGGTAGGGATCTGCCTCCTGAAGTGGAGGCCGCTGCCGAGAATGCGATTGCCTCTGGTCAGCCCCCGGCTCCTCCCTCGGAACCACCTACACAGGCTGCGGCTCCTGTCCCCCCTCTTCCTGAAGCTGCTGCCCAACCGCCCGTCACTGAAACCGCTGCTGAACCAACCACGCAGGCTGCTGTTACGCAGCCCGTAACACCTGCTGCGCCTACGGTTGCTGAACCAGAAGTGCCTTCGGCTGCGGAGGCGGCTCCTGCGTTAGAACAACCAGCAGAAACGCCTTCAGCAGAGCAACCCCGCAATCAGAAATTGGCTTCTGATCAAGCAAGTGGCGCTGATTTGTTGCGGTACTTGGACCTCTCGGCACGAGAAACTCCAGAAGCTACCCAACCAGCGGCTGAGGCTGCGGCACCCGCTGGCGTTGACCCAAAGGAAGATCTGAGGAGGGCCAGGATTGCGGAGCGCCGGGCTGAGCGTATTATCAAACAGACCAACGATCCAAACGTCAAGGCCTCGGCTCAAGCTCAACTTGCACAGGCACAGGAAGCCCGTGCGAAGGCCGAGGAAGCCATCAAGGCGCAGGAGGATGCTGCCGCCAAGGAAGAGCAGGGACGGCTACGCACAGCCTTTAAACGGGCCAGCGAGATCATCAACAAGCGGCTTGGTGAACTTGAGAATATGGGAACCCAAGGCAAGGAAGTTGCCGATGGTATTCGCCGTGCTTTGGATAACCGTGCGTTTGATTCTCAACAGCTTCTTGGCGCCTTCATTGGCGCGGATGTTTTGGTCAAGCAACTTCCCGGTAAGGCCAATCACAGGATTGAGTTTGTTGAGAGGCTTCTTCCCACTGAAGAAGAGGCCAAGGCTGTTGAAGCCAGTGGCGGTACGCTTGGTGCCGAGGTTCAGGGTCGCAGAGATGCAGCCAAGGCTCTGATTGAACTCTCCCTATCGAAGAGGTTCCTTGATCCTGGGTACGTCCTGCTGCGTGAGACTGCGGCACATGAAGCGTTCCATGTGCTTCAGGATTACTACAAGAAGTTTGACAAGGGATTTGCTCAGGCACTTGATAATGCCTTCGCCAAGGGGTCTGATCTCAAAGATGGTAAGGCAATGTTTGCCGACATCATCAAAGATAAATCCCTCAAGAATAAACTCCAGCGTTTGAGAAGCGCCGCTGGCAACATGTCGTACTTCGATCTGCTTGTTAGGGATCTGAAAAGTCCAATCACGCCACGCGAAGCTCAGGCTTATGTGTATGGCGCGTTGGTGGATTCTCTGCGGCGCGGCAATCAGATTACCGGGGTTAAGCCTGGGTTCAGCAGGTTCATCAACTTCCTTCGCGACTTCTTCTCCCGCATGGGTAATGCGCTGAGTGGCCTTGGGTATGCCACCACCAGTGAGTTGTTGACCCGTGAAGCTGGTAGGGGTGGAGCTAGGTTCACTGAGGAACTTGCGCGTCCCGCACAGGCACAGGCTGAGATGTCTGCGGCACCACGGGGTGTTGAGATCACCCCGCAAAACACCGAGGCTCTAATCAGTGAGCTTGCGGCTGCGGCTCCTGACATTGAGTTCTCTGCGCGCGAAGGTGTTTCCCTGAAGCCCGGCAAACCAGATGTGGTTGAGGCTGGCAACAACACTCAAATGTTTTGGGACATTGAAGGTGGCGGCATCATCTTCATGAACGCTTATAGGCAGGGCGATGTTTTTGAAATTGATGCTATTGCCCCAGAAGACATTAAGAAAAATCCAAAGCTCAAAACCATTCCAACAGGTTCTTATGGGCCATTTGGTCTGAGGGTTCCTTTGGGCATTACAGGAACTCGCAAACTAATTGATGATATCACTAATTATTTAAAAACTCGGTTCCCTGAAATAAGGTACGTCGAGGGGTATCGAATTACTGGAACCAGACAGGGTCTCCCCCCAGAAAGACAATTTGTCAGAAAGGATATCTATCGTCAAAAGCCCGAGGTGGAGTTTGCTGCTCGCAGTGTTGGCATGACCACGCCTGACTTTGTTGATTGGTTTGGTGAAAGTAAAGTTTCGGATAGGAATGGCAATCCTATTCCTGCCTATACTGGAAGCGTAAACCAGTTCAATGCTTTTGATTTGAATGCCGCAAGCCCAGACAGCCTATATGGGCGTGGCTTCTGGTTTTCTACAAATCCAGAAATGGCTGGTGGTGTGCCAAGGAATGTTTCTTCTTTGGAAGAAGCATACACACAAGGTGAAAAGGCTCAAGCTGGGTATGCTTTTCAAGGCAGAAAACTCACCATCAACCCACCATCAGAAGACAAGATGGATGCAGTAAAAGAATTACTCACCGACAGATATGTTCTTGGTAAGCCTGAGTTACAAAAACTCAAGGCAGCAGCCTCCTTGGGAGCCAATGAATTTGCAAAAGAGTTCAACAAGGTTGCATCTGCGGCGCCAAGATACTCAAGTCAACGAGATCGACTAATTAACTTTGTTAGCGATTTAGATCTTAATTCTGATATGGCTGGCGCGGCCACAGTTTATCCTGTGTACCTGTCAATTCAGAATCCGTTTGATATGTCTGAAACTTTTACGCACCCAAACTTTGATGGGAAAATATTGCGCTATTCGTTCATGGACGAGAACGGAAAGATGATCAATCAAAGTGTGATTGATAATATTTGGAAACATTGGATATCAATGTTTTCAACAAAGCCAGATTTTGATGTAAAAAAATACAGCGAAATCTTTTGGCAAGACATGAAGCGTGAGTTTCAGTCGCCAAGTGTTGCTTATAGAAGCAAAGAAACGATATCTAATGAAGACCTGTATAACTTTATGGTTAGTTCTGCTGACTATGAAAATCAAAGAAATGGCACGAACATTCCACCAAAAGACATGGTCAACGAGGCTCTTCGTTACCGTGGGTATGACGGGATAAAATCAACATCAACAGACATACCAAGCGAAAGGTCTCTTCCAACAGGGGAAAGAACCAAAACTCCGTCTGATGTTTGGGTTGCTTTTGATCCAACTCAGATTAAATCTATCTTCAATAAGTTTGAGCAGGGTGTCGCAACTCAACCTGAGTTTGCTGCGCGTCAATCACCGCTGCTGACAGATCCAAACTATTCCTTCTATATGGATGCCCTGACTGCTCAGCCTATTGCGCGGTCTGGCTTATTTGGCGGTGTGTTCCGGCGCTTTGTTGGTGCCATGGATAACACCGCGCTTTACGGCACAGCCAATACACCAGAGCGTTTAAGGGATGCATTGGTTCGCACCTCGGTGAACCGCAATCATCCTATTTGGATGTTGCAGACATTGGCTGATCGTATGGGTGTTCTCAACGGACGTGACATTGGCATCGCTGCCGAGTCAGCCCTGATGAACACGGGCCGTATGCAGATCCTGACCCAGGTTGCTGGCCTGAAGTTTGATCCAACCACTGGTGACATTGACATCCGCAACGATGTCAAATCCCTTATGGAGATCTTTGAAGGTAAGGTTGACACCAAGAACCAAGCCATCCTTCAGCGGTATCTGATTGCCCTGAGAGAGAAGGATCTGCGCGGCGTTGGCCGCACAGGGATGAAGTCGATCAAGGGTCAGCCGTTCACTGATCAGATGATCAATGACATCATCCAGCAAACAGAACAGGCGCATCCTGAGTTTGTAGATGTTGCCAAAGACCTGAAGAAGTTCAGTGACTCACTGCTGGACTTCGCGGTTGATACCGGGATCATGACACGGGCAAAGGCGCAAGAGCTTGCGCTGATCTTCTACACACCGTTCTACCGTGAAATGGAAGCCGACAGCCAGAGTGATCCCAATCAGATCCTCGGCCCGAATGTGAGCAATGTTCTCCGCAACACCACCAGTGCCTTGGATAAGAAGCTTGGTGGCGGTGACGGGAATGTTGGTGATCTGCTTGAGAACATCTTGCGGAATGCTGACAGCATTATCCGGGCTGGCCTGAAGAACCATGCAATCAAGATGACCGCTGAGGTTGCCCGCGATGTGGGCCTTGGTCAGGTCGTTCAGAGTGCCGCCGGAAACAACATCGTTACCTACCGGGTCAACGGGAATGAAGTTCATTTCCGGGTCGATGATCCCATCCTATTCACCGCCATGGCCACAGCCCCGGCAAAGACCAGGGGTGCGCTTCATCAAGCAATGGCAAGGATGGCTTCGTTCTTCCGGGATATGATCACCCTTGCCCCGTCATTCATGTGGGCAAACCTGTATCGCGGTAAGTTCCAGGCCTACGCTCAGGAAGGCGCATCTTTCAGCCCATTCACCACAATGAAGGGGATGAAGGACTTCCTGAAAGCCAACCCATCGTACCTAGCTTTCACGGCACAGACCGGGTTTGGTGGCTACACCCTTGGTATGGGTGAGCGGAACATCGCCGCGAAGATGAAGAAGCAACTCGATGATCGTGGGATCTTTGGGGAGCTTATGCGCTTTAACCTCCTGGCACCTTTCAAGAAGGCTATGGATGGGCTTTCCCAGATTAGCGAAGCCACAGAGCTTGCTGAACGCCTCGCCCTGTATGAGAGGCTTAAACGCCAGGGAATGACCGATAAGCAAGCGGCCTTCCAGGCTTACATGCTGGCACCATTCTCCCGCCAGGGTTCTGGCCAGGGTGTGTTTGGCAATGTGGTGCAGAGCCTGATCCCGCTGGTGCCGTTCCTCAATGCCAAGATCCAAGGTCTGTATCGGCTTGTGGAAAATGAGAAGGGCAACAAGACCATCCTCAAGATACCGCAGCAAATTTTCCTGCGTAGTATGGTCATCACCGCATTTTCTACGGCACTGTATGGCTTGGCGTTATCTGGTGGTTATGAAGACGAGCTTGATGGGCTGAGTGTTGATGACATCATCAGGTATGATTGGATCTTCACACCGAATGGCGGGAAGTTTGCTCTGCCTCGTAACTTTGAAATCGGGTCTTTCTTTGGTGCCGTGCCGATCCTTGCAATGGAGGCATACCGCAAGGGTCATACCGATGACCTGACCAAGGCTGCTGTTTCGATTGGCACATCAACCCTGTTCTTCAATCCAATCCCACAGGGTGTGCTGCCGATCCTGTCGGCTGTAACCAATTATGACTTCTTCCGGCAAAAAGAAATCGAGAACTATGCGATGCGGAACCTTCCGGCTGAAGACCGGGTGGATAGGTCAACCACAACTGTGGCTAAGCTGGCCTCTGCTGCCACAGGTAACCTTGTCAGCCCCATCAAGATGCAGGCAGTGCTTAATGGTTATCTTGGAAGCATTGGCTCTGGGATAATGACCGGGTTTGACACGATCCTATCCAAGCTGGATGTGATCCCGAATAAACCCGCTGGTCCGTTTGGTGATCCGACAGATATCCCGGCGATCCTTGGTAATGCATCAGGGCTTGGCAGGTTCTACCGCACTGATGAGACCAAGGTCTCAAGGTTCGTCGGGGATTTCTATACCCTCAAGGAACAGGCAACTCAGGTCAGCAACGCAATCAACGAGGCCAACCTGCGTGGCGATTACAATCGTGCGATTGAATTGCAAACTGAGAAGGGTCAGCTTGCCATGATGAACCGGACGATTGCCCGGACATCAACAAGGCTGAGTGAATTGAACCGTCAGATCCGGTCCATTGAAGCTGGGCCATTTGACTCGGAGACAAAGCTTGCGCTTATAGCTCCGCTTCGCCAGCAGCGTGATATGTTGGCGAAGCAGACTGTTCAACAAGCCAGAGCGGTAGGGGCAATTTAAGAATTGCCCACACCATTCATGTCAGCGAAGTGTTTCCATGCCATTTCGCTGGCACTCTTTTTGGTCATCTTGTAGGTTTCTTCCAGAACACCAAACGCATTATCAATGTTCTGTGCCACGTCCTTCGGGCCTGAACACACAAGGATCATTCCCCAGAAGGTGTTGCAAAGAACATTCATCATCTCGTGTGGTGTTGCTTTGTCTTCGCCCACCAACTGCATGACGCAATGAAGAAGTGACTGAGACATAGTGGCAATTTTCTTTGTCCGTTCTTCTGATTCTTCTTCTTCATTTTCCATTGGATACTTCCTCAAGGATTGAGGCATACCCTGCGATATCAATGTGGCTATCCTGATGACCCGGTGAGTGCATAAGTCTTGCGATCTTCAGCAGCAGCATCATCATGGCTACATCGTATGCGTGGATCTCCTGGCACTCAGACAGTATGTTATTGCCTGACCGCGTTTCCTTGAGCCACATGTTCCACAGGTCTGCGATGCGCTTGTGGTTCACATACTTATCGCCATAGTCGGTGGCTCTCTGACCACCGACAAGCTCAGCCGCCTTGAGCAACATATCTCCTGCGTTCATGCCACCCTCAGAATCAAAATGCTGTCGTTGTCCTTGGACCTTGATGATGCATAAGATCCATTGCCCCAGATGCTTGACGCAAGCGCAGTGATTGAAGAATGAAGAGCCTTCACATCAAACTTCCCACAAGGGATATTTGCTTCGTCACCTACATTCATGCCCATGAGAACGGGTGAAACATAGTTCTTCAGTTCTTTGGGTCCATATCTGTTTGGACCCCGCTTCTTTTCTTGCGGCTCCGTCACATTCAACGAGCCGATCTTTTCCCCATTGGTTCTAATGATTGCATACTGAAGACCGAGGCTATCAAGGCGCTTCACACAATCAAAGAGAACCTTCTCTTTCAACTCAGACCAATCTGCCATTTTCCCCTCACAGTAATACACGAAGAAGTAAGCCAGCAACCACGCCGCCCAAGGCGCCAGCAAACATGATGATGATGATAGCGGCAACGAAGCCAGGGATATCCCGCTTCATTTCTTCACGAGCCTTCCCAACATGATCTCCTGTGCCGGGCCAGGAAACGTGCTTTGAACCCCAAGCACATGATCAGGAAGCAATGCATCCAGCTTTTGCATTTCCTCTTGTGGAATATCAAACGTCCACTTGTCGCCAGTTCTTGTGGCGAATTGTTTCCAATCAGTTTCGTTGAAGTCCGAAACCCTCTTGGCAATTAGCTTGATCATTTGCGGTACTCCGTTTTGATTGCCTTTGAAACTTTCCAAAGCTGATGAGCGATCTCTCGGTTCATCTCTGCGACATCCGGGAAGTGATTGTTCAACCGTCTTGCCATGGAGAGAAACCTACGAGCTTGCAGGATTTTCTCCCTGCGTTCGTCATATGCTATGTCAGCCCAGCAGTCCAAGTTTTCCATGTAGTTCTCCTCCTCTTCTTCATCTGACATACTTTGCACCAAATGTCAAATGTCATTGAGGAAACTATTTTCAAACCTGTTCCTCAGTTCATGAAACAGTTCCCTGCCACGCCTGTCTGTCTTGAGGTCTGACCTGCTTTCAATTGAGCAGTACGCCCTGACGCCATCAGCGCAGGCATCTTCTGTCGCCATGATTGCGAGGCCCATCTTGTCCATCCATTTTTGGAACTTGGGGTTGCGGCACAGCATGGCTGCGCTCTGCACAGCCTTGTCGCCTTCATCCATATCCCTGGGCTTAACGGGCCTGTCGTGGTCATCCAGCAACACCATGGCGATCTGGTATCTCGCCCCTACAGGTTGAGACAGAAGGTCCACAGGCACGTCATTGGGCTGGATAGAGATGGTTATGTATGTCCCCTTCCCATCCTGCCGCATGGAGATCTTCTTACCCTCGAACCCCATGGCCATATCTCTGACACTCATGCTGCCATCCACCCCGGTAATGCCCGGCACCTCGGGCAAAGCTTTTGGAATTTGCTCAGCGGCTTGAACCCCTTGCGGCAACGAAGGCAAGGGGGACCGTCCTGCTCTTCAGCAACCCGGTCCCTCTTACGCATCTTTGACCAGAGTGATTCAGCCTGCCTCAAGGTGAGGTTTGTTTCGGATGCAATCATCTTCCATGTTGCACCCTGCTCTCTCCGCACCTTGAAGAGTGAGTAAAGATCTTCTTCCGTTTGCATGTCTTCCCCCATGCCCTTCACTTATTTTTTCTGAAGGCGCGCAATCCTATTCATAAGATCAACATACTTGTCATCATATGAACGGATCAAAGGATAAATACTCGCGTAAGAACATCCAAAGTAGTTGGCGATTTTGGATATTGACTTACCTTCATCACGCATCTTCACAACCTCAAGAAGCGCATCACCACTAATCAATCCCTCACCCGAGGTGTAAGACCCATAAGCCCTACCATTCCTCTTGCGACCACGATTTTCATTCTCCGGTTCAATCTTCTTTGTAGTTTTGGTTGCGGTGACAGGCTTGCTGTTAGGTTCCGGCACCTCATTCACCCGATGAACGAAGTTCAAGATCCTATAAGCAAGCTTAAAGGCTTCGCGCTCAGTCTGTGCAAAAGACAAAGCGACCTTGATAACTTCAAACCTTTCCACTGTTTTCCCTTTCATTACATAATCCTCCAGATACGATAGCCGCCAATTTCGGGGGAGAACCGAAACTTCTTTCCAGTGCGCTTTCCTTCGCGGCTCAAGAATACATACAGGGTATTCTTGTTGACATGCCGCTCGACCTTCACACTGTCGTCAACTTCCATCTTGGTCAGAGCATCCGCCACGTCACGTCCCACAACAGGGGGGCGACCACCGCCACCTGAGCGAACACGCTTGGGAATGGGAATGCCCTTTTCAATCTGAACCATTTACTATCTCCGTTATAATTGCCGTGATTTTAGCATCACCTTTCTCCCTCCAAGATGTGCCGTGAAGCCCGATCTCCTGACCGGGCATCCACTTCAAACCGTCAGTGCGAGGCGGAAGATCCATCTCACGCTTTATGTTTGAGTAGATTGGGTTTGCCGCGATGACTCGCACCATTTGATTGGGTCCACACCCTTCAGATCCCACCATGTTTTCTCATCTCCATATCTATGCAGTTCTGAATGATGCTCGTGGCAGAGTGGTACAGCCCAGTTATCACCAGACTTCATGCCCATTGCTGAAGGTTCAGCGAACATGAGGTGGTGTGCCTGGGCAAATCTCTTACAGATCAAGCAGCCATGTGTTCTCACCCACTGAAGATGGCTGTTTGATTTGATCCGCTTTGAACCGCCGGAGCTTTTCTTGCGGGACCATCCAGCACCATCCTCTTGCGTTGGTAAAACGATAGGCGTTTTTCTTCCCTTCCCGCGCATAAATGCACCCCACAATGTTAAACTCGGGAGGATTGCAGGTGACGAGAACAATCTCATGATCGTCCTTGTCCCTTTCGCTTATGACCAGCTTGCCGTGGGGGAGTGTGGTTGAGCGAACCTCGTATTGGTTCCCAACATCCGTCACACCCACACCACCGACACCTGACCAGTAAAGGTTCAATCCCTTTGACACTGCCATCTCAGCCATGGAGGACAGGAAATCTGTAGCTGCCCTGTCCTCTGGCTGATCCACGTTCACCTTTGGCTTGGCACCCCGCGCGAGAGCATTGGCATACCTGTCAGCCGCATGGTGACAGGCAACCCTAATCTCGTCAGGGGTGAGCCGCACCAACATCAGAACGGGGAGTCATCAAAGCTGCTGGATTCCTGCTGCTTCTTTTCGTATGGCTTGTTAGCCAGGATCGAAAGGAAGGTCTTGCCAGCTTTGCTTGTCTTCTTCCAGCCAGCGATATCCATCTTAATGGATTGCCCTGACTTGGCTTGTTCAACCAGAACCTTCAGCACATCCATGCTGATCTCAAGGCTACCCGTGTAATCGGGATGCTTGTCACTGGTCTTGCGGGTGTTGGTGAACAGCGCACCACTCGGAGGATAATCAGGCATTGGTTTAGTCCTTCAGTTTTTGGTTGCGAGTTTTGAAAGCTTCAACAACGCGGCCATATGCAGCCTTGTCGCCAAGCTTGAGGGTGTCGAGCGAGTTTGAGTTCTCAGACCAGAACTTCTTTAATTCTTCCCTGCTCTCTGCCATCTCAACACCAGGGATCATGAGCCGTTCAATCGCTCCGTAATCAGGCTTTTCAAGCTTCACATCTTCCGGGTTGGTTGCATCAGCATCCTCTTCGCCCGTTGAGACCGCGAAGATCTGACGCATGAACACCTTATCCACATAGGACATCGCAGACCCCACGGTCTGTGCGCCTTGGATTGGATGCACCATAGTAATGCGGGAGAACTCATACGCTACGGCACCACTCTCGTGGTACATCGTTATGGTGTAAGTTGCATCCAGCACTCCGGTCTTGCCGATGTTTGGATTGAGAGTGCTTTTGACCTCAGAGATGGTCCAGAACAAACCATTCTTTGCGGCGGCACTGGCGACAACTTCATAGTACTTATCAATGCTGACGTATTTGTAGTTGCCATGCGGATTGACGGCGGCTTTACCAAGGGTTCCGACATCCTTGCGGGTCTTGATGATTGCCGCAGTGATCACTGCCAACGGCAGTGGTGTTTCACTCATTGTTTTCCCCTTTCAAGGTTCTCATCAACTTCTGTTGTATAGTCGTAGTGACAGTTAAGGAGTTTGATGAAGTCGCCAACAGAGTCATGAACTCTTACGTTGTGTCCTACATCACCCGGCATCCATTGAGGGTGCAACAATACCTCGCCGTTACCAATGTTTGGTTCCCAAACCAAAACTCCAACGACATACGACTCCGGATCATTTATGATCCTCCTCCTTTCTTTTGGGTCGTGCAGTTTGTAGAATACACCCTTTGGGTCAGCGAGCCTCCAGCCCTTTGGGATGAAAACATCATCAACCATTTTCCAGTTCCTTGATCTTTTTGTATTGCTCGCACCATTGTGAAATGGGGCAGAAGCTTTCGCACCGGGTGTTGGTGCCGGGTCTGATCTCGATCTCTGCCTTGTTCTCCTTTGCGTATGCTTCGGCTTCAGCCTTCTCGGTGCTTTCAAAAAGCTTGAGAGCTTTCTTCCTGCCTTCCTTGACCACGGCGATCTTGCCGGGCCGATACCAACGCTCATCGTCGGTGCATTCTGGGAGGCTCTCTCCCCACTCGTGGCGGGCTTCTGCGTCTTGGTGCAGGGCTACCCTACCCGAGATATACTCAAGCCGCTCAGCGGCGCTCCAAAGCCTTTGTGGGATCCTTGTGATGGGTGCTAGGGGGTAACCTTCCTTGACCCCGACCTCATGCCTGTTCCAATCCCGGCACACCCCGATGATCTCAAGGCTCTTCACGGTGTAGTTCTTGGTGGCTTCAACCAGATGGGCATAGCAGTTTAGCTGCCGCTCCCATTCGATCTTGGCATTTATAATCGCCCAGGCCGAGGTCATCTTGTAGTCGCTGATCCCGGCTTCGATGTACCCAAGCTCGTTGGTGTTGAGGATCTGAAGATCCACCCCACCCGAGATGACCCAGCCATTGATGGTCAGGAACACACGCTCTTCGCTCAGGTGTTCAGAGTCGGCACCCTGTTCCACAACATGGTGCAGGGCTTGGCCAATCAGCGGCCACACCATCTCGCTGACATCCACCTCAATCTCATCATCATGCTTCTCGCGAAGCAGCCTGACCCGAGGGGAGTCAATCAATTGGGTGACCGAGATACGGGACTTGCCACGGGAATAGCGATCCCGGCGAGCCAGATTGTATAGGGTCTGAGGCAGACCAAGCTTGTTTGTTATCTTCATTGTCACCTTCTGTCATGCCTAAAAAGAAAAGTCAACTGGCTTCTTTGTGTAGTATATCTAACAAAACAATGGTAAGGTTCTTGACCTATATGTTGAGGGTGTATGAATGGATAGATACTTAATCGTGTATGGTGAGCCAGCCAGCAAGGCGAACAGCCGCCGCTTAATCACGGTGGGAGGCAGGCCCAGGTTTATCAAATCTTCCAAAGCCTTGGGCTATGCTGAGGACTTCAAGCGTCAGGTGCCGCGCGTCGAACCCTTGCTTGAGGGGGAGCTTCGGGTTGATATGTGGATCTATTACGCCAGCCAGCGGCCTGATCTGGATGAGAGCCTGATCCTCGATCTGCTTCAGGAAAAGATATACCTCAATGACCGTCAGGTCAGGGAGCGGCACATCCACCACTTCATCGACAAGGATAATCCTAGGGTGGAGATCTTGGTTCAGCCACGCGACAGCACGTTTGCTGAGGAAGCTGCCAAGTTTTTCAGGGAGAAGTTCAAATCAGAGGTCACGCTTTCCTCTGAAGGTTAGGGATTACGAGGCGGGGGAGACGCCTACCCTAACTGCTGAGTATGTTAGATCATATCCCCTATGTTGGTGTCAACCCTTATCTGCGAAAAGGAAGGCGAGAAAGTTCGTCAACCAGCAGGTACGCTTCATGCGTCCAGATTTGTTTGAACGCATTGTCATAGGCATATCGCTCACCCACAGAAGCATCGAAGTTCTCAAGGCTTGCCGGGGTGGAATGTCCGATGAACTTAAAACCATTGCACATGGTGATGATGCAGATGGTTGTGGTCCCATGACTCAGGTATTCCACCTTGGCAATCCGCCCTTCAATTGATTCCTTGGTGATCTTGGGTGCCGTCTTGGTGGCAACGATGCGTTGCGCTTCTTCAATGCTGATCATTACTCATGTCCTTTCAGAAGTTCTTCCAGCTTGGGTGGTTGCCAGCCATCAGGCTTCATGATCTTGCCGTCAGAGCGGCGGCGCACCATGCCTGTCTCAGGATCAATCTTCTCCATGTTGGAGCGGATCACCTCAGCCCAGCCCGATGCCATGGGGAAGCCAGCCGACAGGCCAGCGCCGATGCACACCACCATCAGATCCAGCAGCGCATCAAACATCTCTGCCTTGTTGTCTTGTGCCACGGCGTCGAAGAGTTCCGTTGCTTCCTCACGGATCAGCTTGAGGTAAAGCTCAAACTGCTGAGCGTTCCAGTAGCCTGTGCTTTGATCACAAGCCCGCATAAACTTTAACTGATCTACAAAGACATTCATGTCTATCTCCTATATATAATAATACTATATATCTAAAACATATAGCTTGCAATACTACTTACATAACTTATTATCCATTACTCTACCTATAGATATATTCTTCTGCGCTCTGATGTCTTGGTTCCTCCACGTCCAGCAGGCACCATCGTCATCCTGAAAGCACACCCACAATAGGTCCGATTCGGGACCGTAATCTATGACCATGTGAGCTATTGCTTTCCCCTTCGGGGTGCCAACAGGTATTGGCGGGTTGAGTTGAATGATCATGTTTGTTTCTCCTCGGCACAACATATAGTTATAAAGAATGAAGATCATAACTACAACTTGTTTTGATTTAATTTGAGATAGCTTTCTTCTTTTCTCTTGAACAACTCATGCCTTTCAGGCATCATGTCCTGATGGGGATTGATACAGCTTATGTTGTGGCGAGAGCCACATCTGCTCAGGCTAGGACGTTATGTCCTGCGTGTGGTCCAATGCGGAAGAACAAGCATGACCGCACATTATCCATAACAAGATCCGATGATGGCAGTGTCATGTGGCAGTGCTGGCATTGCGGAGAAACGGGTAAGACCGTTGGGGAAAACAAGCACATGTCTTTGGTGGCACCAATCAGAAAGATCGAAGGCGAAAGCCTGAATGATGATGCGTTCTCGTACCTTGAAGCGCGGGGCATCTCCCGCGCCACGGCAGAGAAGGTTGGTCTGATCTACGCAAACAAGTGGTTCAGGAAATCTCAGAGCGAGAAGCCTTCCATTGGATTTGTTTACAGCCACAATGACAATCCATATGCCTGTAAATGGCGGTGCATTGAGGCGAAGGAGTTCACCCAAGAGGGTGCCGCAGCCACGTTGTATCTTGCCGACAAGCTTACTGATCACACCAGGGTGGTGATCACCGAGGGTGAGCTTGATGCGGTCAGCTTCTGGGAAGCTGGCATTGAGGCTGTATCAATCCCGTCAGGGGCTATTACATCCTCAAGCAATGACACTGCCCGGCTTCAGTGGATACAGGCACATGACCAGTTGCTGGCAAATGCCACGTCCATTTACCTCGCGGTGGATATGGATGGTCCCGGTCAGACCACGGCACAAGAACTTGCCCGGCGGTTGGGGAAACTGAAATGCTTTCAGGTTGTTTTCCCCGGCACCAACAAGGATGCCAACGATACACTGGTTAACCTTGGTAAGGATGCATTGGCCAAGGTGATATCAGATGCCAGCCCCTGGCCTATTGAAGGCGTCAGCCAGCCGAATGATTTCTATGACAAGGTGATGAGCCTGTACCGGAATGGTTTGCCTGCTGGCAAATCAACGGGCTGGCCCTCGGTTGATAACCATTTCACCTTGAACCAAGGCAACCTTGTCATCCTCACTGGTATCCCCGGTCACGGGAAGTCGACGTTCCTTGATGCCATGCTGGTCAATGCCATGAAGCAGCATGATTACTGTGTGGCCTATGCGTCCTTTGAGAACCCGCCTGAGATCCATATCTCGAAGCTGCTGGCACTGAGGAGCGACAAGCCCTTTGGCACAGGCCCCACGCCCCGTATGGACCAGAAGGAAATGGAAGCGGGCTTGGCTTGGATAAACCAGCGCGTCACCTTCCTCACCCATGATGGCGTCATGCCCACGGTTGATAGCCTGATCGAGCGGTTTGAGACCGCAGTGCGGCGCATGGGCGTGAAGGTCTGTGTGGTGGATCCGTTCAACTTCCTTAAGCTCAACGGCAAGGACGGCTCCGTTGATACGGAAGCAATCAATGAGATGCTTTCCAAGTTCAAGATGTTCGCGCAGCGGTGCGAGGTTACCTTCTTCCTTGTGGCACACCCGGCAAAGCCAATGGCTGCTGGTAAGGATTGGGTGCCGACAGGCTACAGCATCTCGGGTTCAGCCCACTTCTATAACCGTGCTGACTTCGGCCTGACCATGCACCGTGAGGGCAGATCATCTTGGCTGCATGTTTGGAAGTGCAGGTTCTCGCACCAGGGTTCTAATGGAAAGGTTGAGCTTATCTACAACAAGCCAACGGGTAATTTCATTGAACCAATAAACCATCAGGCTGAGGATGGTTCATGGATGGATGACATCTAGGAGAGTAAGCTTTTGATCTGCTCAAGGTCCAAGGCTACCAGCCTTGGCCTTCTCTTGTCGGATCCAAGTATTGCGTGAGGGCAGCAACCACACTCACTGCTTTCAAAGTGGGTGAACCCATCACCAAGGTAGCGATGAATATAAATCACATCATCTTCATCAGCTTCTTGTAGTCCTTGCCGTACATGTCCTCGCAAAGGTAATCCTTATCCGCCGTATCATATACGGTGGAAGTGCTTGTGGATACATACCAATCCGCTGGCTGTAACGCTTTGTATGTTTCCATTAGGTGTCCGTAAGTCTGGTTGTTTTTGAGGTTAAGCATTGATTCAATATGAGATAGCCTGTCTTCAAGAAAGGCGATGCGATCAAGCAAATAATCAGTGTCGTTCATTGTCATCCCCTATAAAAGATATGGTTATCTATCCTAACAGTTCTTCTCACTCCATGTAACCCATTTGATTGCACGGCTTGAAAATACAAAGCGCCACCAGTTATGTCTGGAATGTTTGTCATAACTATCATGGCGTTGTTTCTTGCTTCACCCCATTCAGCGGTGTTCACCGGGTGGGTGCGGCGGTGACATGCCCAGGAGAATTGGCATTGGTTGTTTCTCCTCTGGTACACCACGCCGCATATGTCTGATGGGAACCTGCGATCTCTGGTTCTGTTCAGAACAACCTGTCCGACAGCGATCTGCCCGGCACGGGATTGACCTCGCGCCTCGTAGTAGATTGCTTGTGTCAGACAGGTGAGGTGCCTGTCCTGCACTGACAATGCGGCAAGCTCTTCATGGGCCATCGCTGGCACCGAGATCAAAGCAGCAGCCAGTGCGATGAACCTCATTCGTTTTCTCCCGGCGTGTGAGCGGCAATGACGGCATCAGCCATCTCTTTAGATGGCAGACACACTGCTCCGTCATAACCAAAGCAGTTAAACCCACCAGCACCCCTGATCCCCCAAGGGAAGCCCATCGCTTCGTTAAGCAGCCATGGCCTATAAGGCGGCGCATCGTGCAGCATGGGGCCATTGTCTTTTATGATTTGCCTTATGGCCGAGACATCAATCATTCCCGTTCCCCCATATCGCGGATAGCTTCTTCGGGAGTGTGGCGCTCGCCTTTTGCCAACGCCAAGAGAACCTGATGAATAGCTACGGTTGCTCCACCAATGGTGGGTGTGAAGCCCATGCTACACGCCGCTTCCTCATGCCTCTTCCCCGTAACACGGGCTTCCATTGCAGCTTGCTTAAAAGCCTCTGCCCGTATTGCCTTCATTAAGGATACTAATTCTTCAACGGTGATGTTCATTCTTTCTCTCCCCCATCTATCAACCTATACTGAGCGGGCCTGCGATAAACATTTCCAAGATCGGTTCGCTCCCAGCTTTTGTCTCTGTATTCAACCCACTCAAGCCAAACCATAGTCTTGCATACGGTTTCTACCGGAAGCCAAGCAAACACCCTATGCCATTTGGTCTTGTCTATTACCTTCCACCTCATTCCTTTTCCCCCAGCAAAACGCGCGTCTCAGGATCAAGCTTGTCCCAATCCCCACGCCAGATATGTTTCGCCATGTCTTTCAGCGCCGCCCGCAGCTTTTCGATTTCGTCGGCGGCTTCGTTGCAGAATTGATCAAGTGTTTTTTCGTCGTAATCAAGCGCGTATTTACCGCGCAGCACTTTCACAATGTCACTCATTCTCATCTCTCCCTTCCACTTTATGTCCCTCAGTCCATACTTTGATTATCAACTTCGCCCATTCATCATCAACGCCATCAATAAATGTCACGCCTTCGCAATACATTACTGTGTTGACGTAATTAAAGATGGCCGTCTCTAACTGAATGGTATAATCGTTCAGTTCCTGGCTCATATTCATCCACCGCTCATACTCTTTCTGAAAGAAGATTCTATTGCGGTCAGCAATCTTCATCTCCTCTTCAGCGGTGGCGAAGTATTTACGGAGCCTTTCGATTTCTTTTGCTGCCTCTAATTCAATCTCAGAATGCACACCATGCTCATCGTATGTGTGCGCTACAGAACGAAGCCGTTCCACGATGTCGGTCATTGCTTTTTCCTTTCGTAGTAATCGGGAGGATCTTTGTTCTCGCCCTCCCATGCGCGGGCTTCCATGGCTTTCTGGCCCCATGCCAATGCCGCTTCTTGTGTTTCCTCATAGCCAATCGTCATGACTGTGTTGTCAAGCAAGACGGCAGCGATCCATAGGCCGCTTAAATCTGAGGCGCGGCCAGTGACCACTCGAAGTTCACTCATTCCTTTTCTCCCAGCGCCGCGCGGGCAGCAGCCCAAGCGTCATGACACCCTGAGTCATGAAGTGCGTCAGCAGCCTTATCTAAAGCCGCCCGCAGCGCATCACGCTCTGCTGCTAAAGATCTTAACATATTTGAAGCATCTACCTCAGTCGCCCTCCAAGTTGACCCGCTGACCCCGGATAATTGGAGGTTATACGCTATTTCTTCCGCGCGCTTTGTGCTTGTGTCGCTCACTCCTTTTCTCCCAGCGCCTTCAATCCAATGCGGGTGATTGCTTTCTCAAACATCCCCAGGATGTCCAGCGTTTCATCACCAAGAGGTGTTCCGGCGCGCCAGTGCTGGCGGGCATCTCCGATTGTCAGCGCCATCTGTCCAGCCTTGACAATAAATTCATCCTTACATTCCCACAGAAACAATTCCTCACCATTGCTACGAGTGGCGCGGCGGAGTAACCGGACAACCTTTCTGCCGCCTTCAATCTTTGCGCCTTCGAAACTGGCATCAGTAAGATCTGCGCCGTCCAGTTTGGCGCGGGTGAGGATGGCATCATAGAAGCCAACGCCACAAAGATTGGCGCGGATAAGGTCAGCCCCGTATAGGTTCGCACCGTTAAGGCTGGCGCCATTGAGGTCGGCATTGCTCATCTTGGCGCGATGAAGGTTGGTGGCATTGAGGTTGGCACCGCACAGGTTGGCACCTGTCAGATCAGCGAAGTCTAGCTTGGCACCATAGAGGTTGGCGCGCCTTCCTCCCTTCTCCTCCAGCCAAAGCTT